AGCTCTATCCTATCATATGTGACAGATAATGTCAATGACCAGCAAGGACGGACCGCCTGCGGGCGGATGGCGTTTCCTCCGCATGGCCTGAAGGCACAGCGGCTTCCACGCCATACTCAGGTGATCCGCATGTCTGAATCACCGCGCTCCCATCATCGCAGGCATCGTGAAGAGTCCCAATTGACCGCGTAACGGCACGAACGCCACCGGGCGCGCATCCTTGAGCACCCAGCCAAAGCGCCCTTCAAACCACGGGCTGGCGCTCTGGCTCACGATATCCGCGAGCGTCACGATGCCGATAATCCCGCCCGTCTGAAAGTGGGACGGCAACTCAATGCCGTGACGCTCGCGGATACGCGCCATCGCCGCATGATCAATCGCCTTGCCCGCGTGAATCAGCAGCGGGCCGCGATAGGACGTAGCCCAATCGCGATTCTCAATGTCTTTGCTGCCTGCCACGATCAGACTGGCCCATGACTGCCGGACTGACAAGACCTTCACTAGCATGTGCGTCAGCCTCTTTCTTTTGAGTGTCATGCCCCACCAGCAGCCAGCACCAGTTGACGGCCTGGATGCGGCGGGTGTAGCGCGGACTCTCCTGGCTGGCACCCACCAGGCGGTACGCCTGATAGGTCCCATCGGGATATTCCCGCACGGCAAATCCGGCGGGCAGCGTCTTGCGGGGATAGCGCGGCATGTGCATACTCCTTCCATGCTTATTATAGCATGTGAGCTACAGCATGTCAAAGGGATGTCATTTTCATGCCCGATACACCGCGCGAAACCTCCAAAGCCGCCGCCGCTTACGCCGCCTACGAAGCGATGGGGCCGGATCGCAGTTTGCGCATCCTAGCAGACAAAATTGGTACAAAACTAGCACAATTAGGGCTGTGGTCAAAGAAATATGCCTGGCAAGCGCGCGTCGCCGCCTATGACGCCGATCAGATTGTCCGCACACAGGCTCAGCAGCGGAAGTTTGAGGCGGAACGCGCCCGCCGCAAGGCTGAACGTGAATTGCGGCGTGATGAGCAACGGGACAAGATGGAAGATGTGCGCGTGCTCGCCTTCGGGCCGGAATGGGTGCAAGTGCTGCGGCGCATCAACAAACGGCTAGAGGATGACGAAACCCGTGGGCTGGTCGGGCTGGTGTCACTCCTCAAAACATCGCTGGATGAAGAGCGGCAAAGCCTCGGTGGCGCGACCCAGACGGTGGCGCTCTCAGGACAGATGAGCATTCAGCATGAGTACGCTTTCCAGGATGACCCCGAAGCCGCTGAACTCGCGCGCACCCTCATGCGCCGCATGGGAACGCGCGGCGGCCTGTCAGACACCGCTGGGACTGGCCCATCTGGCGAGTAACCGCACGTATGCCTACGCTCCGCATCTGGAACTCTTGGATCAGCGGCTCTATGCCCTGGCGACCGGGCGGATTGCCCGTCTGATGGTGACACTGCCACCACGGCATGGAAAATCGGAGATGGCCTCCAAATACTTTCCCGCCTGGTGCGTCGGCAATCTGAAGAAACGGGTAATCCTCACCAGTTATGAGGCGAGTTTCGCCGCATCCTGGGGACGCAAAGCGCGGGATGTCCTGGAAGAATGGGGCCAGGTCCTCTATGGCGTCACCGTTAGCAACGCATCGAGCGCCGCTGATTGGTGGGAACTGACCGGCGGTCAGGGCGCGATGATGACGGCGGGCGCTGGCGGCCCGATCACCGGCAAGGGCGCGGATATCCTGATCATCGATGATCCCATTAAGAATGCGGAAGAGGCCTCCTCCGCCACGCGCCGCGCGCATCTGTGGGAGTGGTACACCAGCACCGCCTATACGCGCCTGGAACCGCATGCGGGCGTGCTGCTGATTCAGACACGCTGGCATGAGGATGATCTCGCGGGACGGCTCCTGGCCGCGCAAGCGCAAGGCGCCGATTCCTGGGAGCATTTCAACTTTCCCGCGCTGGCTGAGCATGCGGAATCCTATGCCCTCGCTGGACATACCTGGTATACCCGCCAGATCGGCGAGGCGCTTTGGCCGGAGCGGTATCCGATAGACAAACTGGCCGCGATTCAGAGTGCCGTGGGTGTGCGTGTCTGGTCTGCTCTCTATCAGCAGCATCCCGCGCCGGATGATGGCATTGTGTGGCGTCGCGAGTATTTCACGCATCGCTATCAGGAGATGCCCACCTGCCAGAAGATCATCCAAGTGGTGGATACTGCCTTCAAGACCGGCACCGGATCAGATTACAGCGTGATTGCTACCTGGGGCGCCACGGAAACTGGCTATGCGCTGCTGGACATCTGGCGCGACCGGGTGGAGTTTCCTGAACTGGTGCAAGCCATCCGGGATCAGGCCGCCAAATGGCATCCCAGCGCGATCTTGGTGGAAGATGCCGCCGCCGGACAATCCGCCATCCAGGCATTGCGCCGCTCCACCCGTCTATCGGTGATCGCGGTGCCCGCCGCTGGCAGCAAGGTCTCGCGTGCTGACGCGGTGTCACCCCTCGGCGCGGCAGGCAAGATCATGCTACCTGAGCACGCGCCCTGGCTGGCGGAGTGGATTGAGGAGCATGTGGCGTTTCCCACGGGCACGCATGACGATCAACCCGATACCACCAGTTATGCCCTGCGCTATCTCAGTCAGGCCGCGCGCGGCCTGGACGCCTTGCGTGCGCGTGACGCGCGCCGCCAGCAGCGCGTCACGGCGGCGTTGCCCCCGGAGATCCGGTTGATGGAGACCTCATGACACCGTTGCGCACCCAGCTCGCCACGATCCTGACGCGCGCCGCGCGCGGCCTGATGCCAGGCGGGCGGCAGATCGCGATCCCGCCCCATTTGCTGGTGCCTCCGACGGGACTGCTGGCCCCGTCCGGCGATCCGCCTACGGCGCTGCAAACACAGATGCAGATGACGCAAGCGCCGCAAGCGGACGCCGCCACCGCGTTCCCGCCTGGTGCCCCCTTGCGGCCCGCGCCGGGTGTCATTCCCGCGCGCGGCCCGCGCCAGTTCGATTATCCGGTCGGCTATAACGTCGCGCAGTTGCCGCGCGGCACGGAGACCAGCTCGTTTGCCACCTTGCGCCAGCTCGCGGCGGCCTATGAGGGCATCCGCTTGTGCGAGCGCGTATGGTTCGATGTGGTGTCGCGACTGGTGCCCACGATCAGTTTTCTGCCCAACATCATCCCGGACGGCGAATCCGAGCAAGACCCAAAATGGCGGGCCATCGTGCAGCCGGCGGAGGCGTTGCTCGTGCGTCCGGATCGCGTGCTGCCGCTCTCGCAGTGGCTGGTCGCGTCCGTCAAGGATGTGCTGGAGCTGGGTGCGTCGGCGATCTTCTTGCAGCGCGACCGGCTGGGACACGTGCTGGCGCTGGAACTCATTGACGCCGCTACCATCAAGCCCCTCGTCGATGATCGCGGGCGTCAGCCGGTGCCGCCCTATCCGGCGTTTCAGCAGTTCATCTATGGCGTGCCGGGTGGGCAGTATACCCGTGACGAGATCGAATACATCACGGAATCCTCGCGCACGGACAGTGTGTATCCCACCAGTCGCGTAGAGGATATTCTGCTGCGGGTGAATCTCGCGCTACGTAAAGGCGCGCTGGATTTGACGCGCTTCACCGACGGCGCGATCCCGGAAGGCTTTTTGCGTCTCAGCACGGATGACGCCGATCTGACGGTCGAGCAGCAAGAGGAGTATGAGGCGCGACTGAACGGTCTGCTCGCGGGCAACGATCAACTGAAGGTCCGGCTGAAAGTCCTGCCGCCCGGCGTGGCGGAGTTCATCGCGACGCGCCAGGCCGATCCCAGTCTGGATCTCGACACGTTTCTCTTGAATCTCACCGTCGCGGAATTCGGTCTGACGATGGATGAGATCGCCATGACCGGTAGTAGCAACCGCAGCGTCGGGCAGACCCAGCAGAACGTGCTCTACCGCCGCATCGTGGCGCCGCTCGCCGCCCGCTACGCCGCGCTCTTTACGCGCATCATCCAGGACGAGGTGGATCCGCGCCTGATCGTCACGTGGGGTGGCTTTGAAGAGACGGAGGACGTGCTGCTGAAGGCGCAGGCGCTGGACATCGGCGTGAAAGATGGCGCGCTCTCCCCCTCGCGCATGGCGCGGCTGATGGGCTGGCCGGTGGATCTGGAAGTGCCGCCGATGGTGCTCACCAAAGATGGCCCGGTCTGGCTGGAAGACGCGATGCTCCTGCGACAAGCACAACTGGACGCCAAGCTTGCCTCACTCCAATTTCCGACCGGCGCGCCCGGTGCCGCGCAAGCACCCGCACCCGCCGCGGCACCGGATGAGGAGGAGGAGTCACCCGCCACATCCCCGCCCGCGCCCGCCAAGGTGCCCGCGTCACCCGCGCGGGCGGAGTACCGCCGCTGGCGTGAGGTTGCCCTGCGCGCCGTGAAAGCGGGCAAGGCGGTACCGCTCTTTACGTCCGGCGTGATCCCGTCCGCCGATCACGCGCGCCTGACCGCCAGCTTGCGCGATTGTGTCACGCCGGATCAGGTACGCGCGGCGTTCACGGATCAGCAGGAGCGCGCGGATCAGCCCGATCATCCCGCCGCGCACGCACGCGCCGCGCTGGAAGCGCGTGCGCGGCGCATCTTCACGGATGTGGGCCATGCGCGCCACCAGCCGGGTCACGCGAGCGCGCCATGAGTGGCGCCCCTGTGATCCGCGCATCCCAGCGGGACCGGGACCGGGACCGTGCCGCCGCCCTCGCGCTCTATCTGTTGCGGGCCGCCCAGCGGGACGCTCTGGCCCGCGCTATTTATGACGCCGCCGTCGCATCCGCCCAAGCCGCCCTCGATGACGCCACCGCCACGCTGGGAATGGATGGCACCAGCGTGAGCATCCCGGATGCGGTGCTCAGCACGCTGGCGACCAGCGCACAGGACAGCGCCACCTCGTGCGTGAGCACCTATAACGCCGCCGTGAGCCAGGAAGCGGCGGCATTTGCCACGGACTACACGGGACCGCCGGAGGGACTGGCGGCGGCGCTCCGCGCGGATCTGGCGCAATGGGCGGATGCCCGCGCCGCCTGGAAAGCGGAGCAGATCGCGGCCTATGAGACCGCGCGGGGCTATGCCGCTGGCCTCGACTGGCTGGTGAACGATCTGCAATCCGGCACGCTGGCATTGCCGGACGGCACACAATTGACCGATCTGACGGTCACGGTACGCCCATCGTTCTCCTCTGATGACACCTGCGCGGAGTATGCGGGCCAGACGTATCCGCTCAGCGACTATGACAGCCTGCCCGCCTTTCCGATCCACATCAACTGTATCCACTGGCGCTCGCTGGATGCCGCCGGATAATGCCCCCTCACTCTCCCCGCGGGGCGCGCGTTGTGGCAACGCGCGCCCCGACTGTTCCCGCCGGTTTTTCCGCACAAGGAGATGATTTCCCATGTCCACGCTCGCCCTGACGCCCACGCCGCCTGAGGAGCGCGCGACGTGGACCACCGCCTTTATCAATGCCTTGCCCGATAGCGCGTTCGCTGTCGTTGAGGAGGGCGGCACGACAAAGGATGGTATCACCCATCCGCTGACTCTGCGACATCTGCCCTACAAAGACGCCGACGGCACGGTTGATCTGCCCCACCTGCGCAACGCGCTCGCGCGCGTCTCGCAATCCACGCTCTCCGCCGCGCTGAAGGCCAAGGCGCAAAAAGTGCTGGACGCGGCAGCCAAAGCAGCGGGCGTGGGAGCGGAAAACCGCGCCGTCGCGGCATCCACGCCGGTCGCGTTCTATGCGCCGCTCACACGCATTGACGCGGCCACGCGCGAGATTGAGGGCGTGCTCTCCGACGAGCAAATCGACTCCTATGGCACGATCTTCGACTATGACGCGATGAAGCGGGCGGTGGAACGCTGGCCCGGCAATATCCGCGAGCAGCACGACGTGAAAAAGGCCGTCGGACGCCGCGTCGCGGTGCGCTTCGATGACGCCCAGCGCCAGGTGGTGCTGCGGGCGCGCATCAGCCGGGGCGCGGAGAGCACCTGGCAGAAGATTGAGGATGGCGTGTTGACCGGCTTCAGCATCGGCACGTCCCGCTATGCGCCGCCGGTCTCACGTACCATCAATAATCAGGTCGTGCCCTGTTACGCGGATTTCGACCTGGGCGAAGCATCCGTCGTGGATGCGCCGTCCAATCCAGGCGCCGCCTCCTCCGGCCTCACTATCTACCGGATGGACGCGCCAGGCAGCGACGATTTCACGGATATGGATGACGACGCGCCCACGGAGACGCCGCCGGCGGACGCGCCCGCTGTTACTCCTGATGCCACGCCAGTTGAGCGCACGGCGGAACTCGTCATGCCGCCCGCGCCGGACCCCGCTTTCCAGCGGATCGTGGGTGAGATGCCCGCCGCTGGACTGCTGGGTGCTATCGCGCAGCCCGCCGTCCCTGAAAGCGGCGCGTCCACCAGCGCGATCCCCGCTGGTGGATTGCTGGCGGCGGCGGCCGGTCAGGCCGCGCCCACGGCGGGCCTCCTGGCGGCGGCCGTCACACCGGCACCCGCCGCGCCACTTACGCGCGCGCTGCCCCTGCCGGACACGGGCGGCGATACCGATCCGGCGCTCTTGCGGGATGACGGATACACGCATACCCACGATCACGCGCATGCGACCGATTACGGCGATCTGCACACGCACGAGCACACGCACACGCACCAGGATGGCACGGCGCACAGCCATCCGCACATGCACGCGCACGCGCATCACGATCACTACGGCGATCCGCTGCACGAGCACGAGCACACCCACACCCATGATCACGCGCATACCTATCGCGCCGCCGCGCCGGACGTGAGCCAGCTCGATACCCCGCAGCCCGTCGCGCGGGCCATCACGACCGAGAGTGGCCTCGCGGGCCACGATCCGAACGACGCCGCGCCGCCAGCGGAGACCGCGCCCACCGTCGCCGCCGATGGCACCCATGACGCCTTCACCGGCACGCACACGCACCGTCACAGCGCCTTTGGCTCGCAGGGTGACGACGCGACCCATGAGCACGCGCATACGCATGACGGCGACGCGACGCACGATCACGATCATGCCGAGCGCGCCGCCGCGTCCGATCCCACCACACCCGTGATCCGCGCGGGCCAGCGCATCAGCGGCGATACCCGCGCGGGCCTGCATGAGGCGGCGCTGGCAATCCTGCGCACCTGTGCCTGTGTCGCGTGCCAGGAGGCCAGCGAGATCTTCGATCCCGACAATGACGGTGATGACGATCTGGACGCGGCGGGTGACACCGATCAAGACGCGGCGGGCGCGCCGGATCGCGCGCGGCAGCGGCGCCTAGTGCGCCGGGCCGCGCAAGGGGCCATCACCCGCGCGCTCGCGCCCCTGGCCACACAATACCGCGCGCTGGCCGCGCGCTTCGCCGCCGCCCCGGATCTGACGCGGGTGACCGCGCAACTGGATGAGCAACGCGCCGTGTTGACGGCGGTTGAGGATCTGGTACGCCGCATCGCCACGCAAGAGCGTCCTGGCGGCCCCGTGCTGCGCGCCGCTGATCGCACCCTCGCGGTCGGTCCCAACGCGATCCATGACGCCTCCGTCGCCCCGCAGGGGCAACCGCTACAACCCACGGATATCGCCGCCCTGCAACGCATGGCGCAGGCGGGCCAGTTGACGCCAGAGCAGCAAAGCCTGCTCGCGTCCGCGCTCTTCCGCCAGCAATACGGGCGCTAATCAGATCTCTCAGATCGCTAAGGAGTCTCTCACCGTGTCTATTCTCACCAACGCCGCGTCCCCAGCGGATGGGGGCATCACCGCCGAGACGCTCGCGCGCGTCCGGCAGGTGGTGGAAGCCAACCAGGTGCGCGCGATCTCCACGCAAACCGGCCTGCAAGGGTACGATCTCGCCGCCCCGGCGCAGGTCGTCGTGCCCCAGGTGACGCCGCTGACCAATGCCACCCCGCGCGTCAAAGGCAAAGGCAACGATGTCCACCACTTTAAATCCATCACGTCGCTGGGCTGGAATACCTCCACGACCTCCTTTCCCGGCGCCACCAATGAGGGCGGCTTGCCCAGCCAGGCCAGTTTGACCGTCGCGCCGCTCTATAACGTGTTCCGCTCCATCACGACCTTGCAGAGCATCACGGAAGAGGCGCGCTTGCGGGACCGGTCCCTCATGGGCGATCTGGTCAGCATGATGATCTCGCAGATTATCATCGGCCTGAAACTCACCGAGGAGGCCTGGCTGACCATCGGCTCCGACTATCTGTGGCCACCCGCCGTGCCGCTCACCCCGACCACGACCACCACCGGTGGCACCATCGGGGCGGGCACGTACTACGTGTCCGTCAGCGCGACCAACGGCTCCGGCGAGACCTTCGCCACCCAGGCCGCCGCGACCGTCACGACCACCGGCTCGGGCAGCACGATCAGCTGCACGTATTTCACCGTGCCTAACGCGACCGGCTACAACGTGTATGTCGGCACCGCGGCGGGCACGCAGTACAAGCAGGTCGCCGCGAATTTCGCCACGCCGAGTGGCGCGCTCCCCACCCAGAACGTGCTGAACATGGCGGGCAACGCCAGCTTCACCCTCTCATCGCTCACGACCTCTGGCAGCACCGTGCCCACCGCGAGCACAGCCATCACCGTGAAAGACACCGGCAGCGTCAATCCGAATGGCCCGATTGTGTTCAACGGCATGCTGGCGCTCATCTTCGGCGCGGGCAACTCCGCCTATGGCAGTGTCAACGGCGCGCCCACCAGCGCGTTTACGGCGGCGGGCACGTTCGCCAACGCCGTCAGCCTGGGGACCAATCTGGGCCTCAACACGATGACGCCGCACGTCATCCAACCGCAGAGCAGCGCGGGTACGCTGGCGTACACCGATCTCGACAAGCTGCTGCTGTGGATGTGGATGGATTCACGCGCCGATCCGGATGTGCTGTACTGTTCCGCGCAGGATCAGGGCACCGTCACCACGCTGCTGCTCAACAATAGCGGCACACGGGTGATCTTGAACCAGACGGACAGCCTGGGCGAGATCACGGCCAACGCGCGCGTGACCAAGTTCGTCAACCCGTACACCGGGAAGATGGTGGACGTGCAGATCTTGCCGATGCTGCCGCAAGGCACGCTCATCGCGGCCTCCAAGCGTCTGCCCTATCCGGTCGCGGGCTTCGATGGTCCGGTCGTCAAGGTCATCACCAACCTGGACTATTTTGCCCAGGAGTTTATGCCCACGCTCAACAATCCGTACTATGCCGCCGCCGGTCGTGTGGACGAGACGATGGAAATCTCTTTTCTGGGCGGCTTCGGCGCCATTACGGGCATCATCCCCAGCTAGCGCCCGTGAGCGCCAGCAAGCATGAGAAAGGCGGCGCGTGATGGCCGTTCGTCCTCCGGTGACTCCGCCCGCGCCGCCCGCGCGCGTCTATCCTGTCCGGCTGGTGCTGGACGCCAATTTAGCCCAAGGGGGCACGACCGTCGAGGCGCTCTTGACGGCGGCGGAACTGCGCGCCATCCTCGCGGGCACGGTCGCATTCATCCGCATTCCGGATGGCACGCACCCGCACGGGCACGCGCGCTTCGTCGGTCTGCAAGCCATCGCGCAACTGGATATTATCGGTGTCTGGCCGCCCGAGGCCGGAGAGGATGATGGACATGCCGTCGAATAGTCAGCTGGCGAAAGATCCCAACAACTACGCCGTCACGGGCATCTACGCGCCTGGCGTCGGATCGGTCAATACACAGGCGGGCACCGTCAGCACGGACACCAACAATCTGGAATACGCGCCGGTCAAAACCGAGATCGCCACGACCGGCAACACCGTCAAGCTCGCGGCGGGCGCGACGGCGCTGATTGCCGACGTCACCGGACAACTGGAGGTCACCACTGGCGGCATCCAGACCACACCGGTCGCGGCGGCGGCGGCGGCGCTGGCGATCAAGGCCACGCCGGGACGCTTGCATAAGGTGCTGGTCACGACACTGGGCACGGCGGCGCTGGTGTTCTATGACAATGCCACCGCCGCATCCGGCACCATCATTGGGGTCATCGCGGCCTCCGCCCCAGCGGGCACCGTGACCGCCTTCGACATGCCGGCGGCGGCGGGCATCTGGTGCGCGTCGGGCACCAGCACGCCTGCCGTCACCATCTCATGGAGTTGATACCATGCTGAGCGCGTACATCGATGTGCCCGCCTTTCAGCGGGTTGCCTTCGGCGTGGCGGCGGCATCCTATCTGGGCGGCTCCACCACGCTCACGGGCGCCGTCGGGGTCGGGTCGGCCACGCTGCCCATCGGCACGCTGGCGGGCATGCAGACGGGGCAGATCGTGTACGTGCTCGATGGGTCAGCGAGCGAGGTCACGAGCGTGACCGGCGTAAGCGGATCAGCCATCACCATTACGCCGGTCACGACCTTCGCGCACGCCGCCGGGGTCAGCGTCTCCGTGCCTGGCCCGCAAGGCGCGCTGGCGGCGGCGCTCCTGAGCGCGTCCACCTGGATCGAGAATTATTGCCAGCAGGGCACACCAGCGGATCGCTCGCTCTGGAGTAAGAGCCGCACGGAAAAGACGCGCATGCCCACCACTCGCGCGTATGTCGATACCGCCTACGCGCTCTGCCTGCGCCCGCGCGTCTGGCCCGTCACGTCCGTCGCCAGCATCACCATTGAATGGTCCCCGACCGTGACGTTTACGGTGGATACCAGTCAGGCGGAATACGCGAGCGATGGTCGTAGTGTCGTCGTGCCCGTCGTGCAGGCGCTTGGCACACCGTCACCCGCCTTCTGGGTCGGGCCGCCGGTTGGACGCGCCGATCAGGCGTGGGTCACGCTGGTCTATACGGCGGGCATCACGAGTGGCGCCGTGCCGTTTGACATCCAGCAAGCCTGCGCGTTCGTCACACAGGAACTGCTGGCATACGCGCAGAATCCGACCGGAGCCGCCATGCTCCGGCAAGGGGACGTACAGATCATGCAGCGTCTCCGTGGCTCCGGCAATCGCGAGTCCAGCGCCGACGGCATCTTCATGGCGCAAGCGAAGGCGCTGTTGCAGCCATACAAAGCGACCATGAATTGAGAGCGACACCCATGGCCGTGCTCTTCCCCAACGCGCTCATCAGCACGGCGCGCGGCGCGACCAATCCCACGACCTATGCCACCAGTGCGCCCACGGCCAATCTGCTGAGCGTCAGCGCGCATCTCGCGCCCGTGCGCGCGGTGCAACTCGCCGTGCTGCCCGCCGACGCGGCGCAAGTCACCTATGTCGCGACCGTGGAGAGCGGCACGGATGTGCAGATCGGCGATCTCATCACCAGCATCACCCTGCCGGACGGCATCACGCCCTGGCCGTTTGGCCCATCGGCGCAGGGGAGCTGGTGGGTGCGCTACACGCAAGAGACGGCGCCCGGCCTGTTGCCGTCACGTCAGTGCTATCTCGCGTATGTGCTGACCGGAGGCCCAGCGCAATGATCACCTTGCCCGCGCTGCCATCCGCGCCCGCGGCGCCGCCCGCGCGCCACTTCCGGCACTTCCACCGGCGCACGGCGCGCCACCGGCCCAGCAGCCATCACACGATCCGGCACCACGTCACCCGGCATCACACGACTCGCCACCATGCGGCGCGACACCACGTCACCCATCACCACACGATCCGGCACCATCACCGGCGCATCACCCATCACGTCACGCGCCACCACCAGCGCGTCAAGCGCCGCATTCTCAAGAAGCACAAGGGCTGCCCCGCCACGCACCGGCATGTGGCAGCACGCAAGCGGCACACACACACCACCCGCCGCGCGCACCACACTCACCCTGCCGTCAGGGGGCATCACGCCCATCACGCGGCGCCCAAACATATCCACGCCCACATCACGGCCAAACACGCGCACCACAGCACCCGCTGTCATGTCTGAACGAGGAGAAACCCCCATGATTGCCACATCCCCGCCGGTCCTGTCCGTGCGCGTCGCCGTGCCCGCCTTCTATGCCTCCGGTCATACACCGGACGAGATCCCCACCGACGCGCGCCCGTTTGATCCGCGTGCCTATGACGGTCTCCTGGCCCATGCCCGTCAGGACGCGCACACCGGTACCCGCCAGGACCGCGCGCAGCCGGTGGGCATCTGGACGCTCGACACCGTGCGCTACGCGGATGACACGCCGGATCTCCTGCGCTGGATTGCCAAGCGCACGCCACGCTGGAAAGAGCAGCGCCATCTGTTCCGTCAACTGGCACGCCCCCTGAGCATCGTGGAGCGGCTGATCGCGCAGAACATCGTCACGGATACTGGCGCGGGCGCCCTCCTAAAGGTGGTGGGCACCGCCGCCCCCACCCTCTATTTCAACCATCTGCAACTCTGCACCGGCGCCGCCGTGGCGCAAGTGTCCACCGCCATGGGCACCACCGGCGTCACCGCGATCCCCGTCATCAGCAACGGCACGGCATTTACCAACGGCATGAGCATCACGCTCGGCTTCGGGACGGCCAACGCGGAAACGCTCACGGTCGGATCGGGCAGCACGTCCACCAGCATCGTCTGCGGCGCGACCACAAAAACGCACAACGCGAATGATTGGGTCGTGCAGAACCCGCTCACCTCCGACAATCCGTCCTCAGTCAGCAACGGCTATGATTCCGGCGCGCTGGCGTCCGGCGCGTTCACCTATTCCGGCACCGGCGCGGGCAACCGGCAAGTGCAGGTCATCTATGATTTTCCCGCGAACAGCAGCGCGCCGGGCGCGGGCTATGTCGATATGTATACCAGCAGCGCCGCCATCATCGCAGCCGGCACGACCGGCTCCCATCTGACGCACTCGCCGCTACTGGTCAACGGATCTACCGGGGTGAATGCCACGTATACGATCAGTCTGTGATGTGCGGAAGGGGCTAAGCCGTGACTGCCCTCACCGCGTTTCTCACCAATAGCGCGACGACCGATCTGACCACCGCCAACACACTCGTGACGGCATCCGGGGCAGCGTCCACGGGCGTCAACACGAGCATCGGCACCGCGACGGGCTGGGGCGAGGTCTACAGTCGGGGCACCAGCGCCGCCTGGGCGGCGGCGGGTGCCATCGGCTCACCATCCGGGCATGGCTGGCTCTGGGATGTCACCACGCTGGAAGGGATGCAGATCAGCGCGGGCAACTGGACTCCGACGCTGCGCTTCCAGGTCGCGAATGGCAATGGCAATGTGGACGGCGCGCTGTGGATGCGCGCCTATATTTACAACACGACCAGTCTGGCCTATACCGTCATTGGCTCGATGGAGAAGGCATCCCAGGTCATCGGCAGCACCAGCACGACGTACACGTTCTTCGCCACCAGTCTCAGCGCGGCATCCTTTGGCACCGGCGACAAACTCTATCTGGATGTCTGGATCAACGTTACCTCCAACGCGAATACGCTGACCACGGCGGATATCCTGCCCACCATCGCCAATAGTGCCACGATTGGTATCACGGTCGCGCAGTGCGTCACCCCAGGCTATGTGGCGGGCAGTAGCGCACTGACCTGGACGGCCACCGACAGTCTGACGCTGGCGGAGACCATCACCTTTGCGCTCACCACGAGCGACGCCGATACGCTGACCCTGAGCGATACCACCCTACCCGCCAGCGCGCCGGTTGCCGCCGATGCCCTGACGGTGACGGATATCCTGAGCATCCCCGCGTGGACGCTGACGCTCACGGATACGCTGATCCTGGCGGATGCGCTGGTAACTCTGCTGACCACGAGCGCCGCCGATACGCTCACGGTCACGGATGCCACCCTGCCCGCGCTGGCACCCATTCCCGCCGACACGCTCACGCTCGCCGATGCCTTCAGCGTGCCGGTCTGGACGCTGGCGCTCACGGATGCACTGACGCTGGCCGATCCACTCGTCAACGCCCTGGCGCCTACATCCGCCGACGCGCTGACCATTGCCGATGCGCCGTCGCCCGCGCTGGCCCCGTCCGGCAGTGACAGCCTGGTGGTGGATGACGCGGGCGCGCTCCCGATCTGGACGCTGGCGCAAGCGGATACCCTGACGCTGACCGATCCGCTCACCAGCACGCTCGTCACCTCCACGAGTGATACTCTCACCCTGACGGACACCGTCAGCACGGTGCCTGCCGTCCGCCTGACGGACAGCCTCACGCTGGCGGAGACCATCAGCCTCACACTGACGGTCACGCTGGCGGACGCGCTGGCGCTCACGGAGAGCGTAACGGACGCGCTGACCGTCAGCAGTGCTGATCCGCTGGCGCTGACAGACAGCACGCTCTCCACCTTGACCCCCGTGACGGGTGACGCGCTCAGTCTGGCCGATGACATCACTCTGACGCTGACCATCATGCCATCTGACCCGCTTACGCTGGTTGATGCGCTGACGGATGCCCTGACGGTCACTCCAACTGACGCGCTCACCCTCACCGACACGGCGTCCGGCGCGCTCACACCCACCAGCACGGATACGTTGACGCTGGCGGATGCGCTGACGGATGCCCTGACCCCGACCAGCACAGATAATCTGGTGGTGCTGGACACCTGGACGCCCATCGTGCCGAGCGGCGCGATCTTCAGTGACGCGCTGATCCTGGCGGAAGCCCTGGCCTTCCTGCTGACACCCACCAGTGGTGATGGGCTGACGCTCAGTGACGCGACCAGCGCCACGCTGACTCCCCTGACGAGTGACCGTCTCAGCGTGGCCGACAGTGCGGCATTCACCCTGGCGGCCAGTGCCGCCGATAGCGTGACGCTGGCGGACCCGCTCAGTGACACGTTGACGCCGGTGGTGAGTGACACGCTCAGCCTGGCGGATAGCACATCCGCCACCTTTGCCACCGTGGCGGGCGATACGCTGGACACCAGCGATGCGCGTGTCGCCGGTCTGACGGTCACGCCCACGGATCGCCTGACACTCGCGGATGTGGCAACACTGACGCCCTTCAACGGCCTATCTGTGGCCTGGTCTGACAGTCTGACGGTCCTGGATGCCGTCACCTATACGCTGGTGCTGACCAGCACACATCTCGCGCTGACGGCGGCGCGTGACACCGTGCCCGCCATGAGTGCCCTGGCGGCCTCACTCGCGACCACGGCGGCCTCAGCGGCCAGCACCGCCACGCCACAGAGCCGCGGAGCCAGCCAGCCGGTCACGACCGCGCGGCGCGCGTCCAGCATCCTCAACGGTGGGGGCTAGCATGGCGACGATTACCTGGCCGCAAGGCAATACCAATCAACCGCTGGCGCTGACGCTGGAGAGCGCCGATGGCACCGTGACCAATCTCTCTGGCGTCGCGGCCTCCGCGATCACGCTCAGTCTGCAACCGGCGATCCCGCTCGGCCTTTTCGCGCCCTGCGGTGGCACCACCACGATTGTCAGCGCCACGGCGGGCACCATCACCTATCAATTCGCCGCCGCTGACGTAGCGGTCTCCGGCATCTACCAACTCGCCGTCCACGTCGCGTATACCGGCAGCGAGGGCGCCTATTTCACGTTTCCCTTCATCATCATGAGGACGGTCTAACTATGCCGCGCCCGTTGAATGACATCGCCGATCCACGCCAGATCATGGCCGCGCTGGCGGCGGTGCTGACGCCCAATACGAACCTGGCGGGCAGCACCGTCCTCATCGACACCTTCGCGCCGCTCTACGCGGGCACCGCGCCCTGGCCCGCGCTGACGCTGGAAGAGGGCGAGCAATCGGCGGCGCGCATCGCCTATCGCAAATGGCAGTTGAAGCTGACGGTGCTGGCCACCTATTACCAAACGTGGCCAGGGCAGACGGTGCCCAACGATACGGTGTGGGCGGCGATGGACGCGGATCTGCGCTGCATGAAGGCGAATCTTGAGGATGATCCGACGCTGACCAGTAGCGGCACGCGCACCTGCCAAGGCGTGATTCACATCGCGCTCAGCCCCTATCGCGGGCAGGCGCTCAGCAAAGGCGAGACGCCGTTTCCGGTGCCGGTGCTGATGCGCGGCATGACGATCCTGGTCAACTGCCTGCCGTATCTGAGCGCGCAGTGAGGAGTAGCGTATGCGCAAGAATCCGCCACTGTGGCGCCGCCTCCCACACGATCCGGACGCGCGCTCCACGCGCTCTGCCGTCACGCTGGCGGATCGCACGCTCACGATCTGCGCGCTTGAATCACGCATGCGCCAGGCGGCGGCACTCCTGGCACAACAAGAAGCCGTGACACTGCGCGATCAGGAGCGCTTCTGGGCGATCTTGGCGTTGTTGCGGGTGGATGGGGAACAGCACAGCATGACGAGGGATGTGCCCTGATGGCGGGTATTCGTGAGATCTTCCTGCTCATTCCGCCGGTCCTGGCGGGTCAGTGGGCCATCACCAGCCCGACCACCAGCATCGGCGCGGTGAAGATTCACGACAGCACCGACGCGACGTATGGGGATATCGGATGGCTCGCCCCGACGGACGGGACGCCGTGGGCACTGGTGGAGCTGCTCGACAGCAAAGAGACGACGCCGGAGCCGAACCGCGTGCGCGCGGCGGCGCATGTCTCTATCTTCCTGGCGCTCGACAATGCCGATACGCCCGCCATCATCGCGAATTTTCACGATCTGGCGCTGGCCTGGACAGACACGCTGCGCCAGACGGTGGCCGCCAACCGCCAACTGGCGCCCGCGTCCAGCGCCTATTATCCCATCGCGGGGGATGTGCGCTGGGAGCTGCTGGGGCTGAAGCAACAGGAGTCGAAGCCACTCTTGGGACATGCCTGGCGCGGCGTGGAGTATGACACGCTGCTGACGGTCACGGTCAGCGTGGCCTATCAATTCTGATGAGGAGATCGCGCCGATGGGCACCGTGCGCTTTACCAGTCCCAGTATGGGCGCGCTGCAGGCGAAACTGCTCGCGACGCAAGGGGATCTCGTGACGGCGATTGGCGCCACGTCCATGACCATCGCGGAGCGCATGCGCACGGAGATCGGTGTCTTGTATGGCCCGGTCGCCAAATACTGGCAGGTGGATGTGGGCTTCCGGCGCGTGCGCTGCCACGGGGATCATCCGCATCTCTTGTATTGGGAGTACGGCACGCGTCCCCATGCCATCACACCGGTCAATGCCAAGGCGCTGCGCTTCACCGCGCAAGGCGGTCCCGTCTTCGCCCGCCGCGTCAATCACCCCGGCACGCCCGCGCACAATAAGCGCGATGACGTGCTGGTCAGTCTCAGCACCATCGCGCTCTCGGAGTGGTCCTCGGCCATCGAGGCGCTGCTCGCGGTCTAATCCTGTGTCCTGCTCTCCCCTGGCGTCCGCTCACCTGGCAGCGGGCGCCGTCACGTCGTGTTCTCAAGGAGTGATGCCGTCATGGGCGATTCGGTCGTCAAACGCGTACAATGGGCGCTGGAAGGCGGGTACACGTCGAACAGCGCCTCCGTCTACAATGGCGGCGCGCCCGTGGTCGCGACGCGCCGCGTGGCCGTCGAGGAGGCGGCCTCCGCCGATTGGGACTTCATCTATGAGCGGGTGGCTGAGGCGCGCGGCACCTATGCCGCCGTGTACCAGTCGACGCTGCACATGCAATCCGCCAAAGGCAAGATCCCCGCGCTGGTCTATGCCGACGATCTGACCTACGTGGGGCGCATGATCCTCTCCGGCGCGCCCACGGTGACGACGCTGCCAGCCGTGCCCACGTCGCTGCTGGCCGCCACGGCGATTGCCGCCACCATGTCGCTCACGACGCAGCCCAACGTGGCGGGCGACGGCGCGGCGGCGAAGATCCTGGCGGTCACGCTCACCAACGCCTCCACATCGACCACCGCCGTGACCGTGACCATCGCGGGCACGAGCCTTGGGGGCGGCGCGCTCTCCGAGGTCGTGACGTTCGGCACGGGCACCCAGACGCCCTCAGCGGTCGGTGGCGGGTCCGGCGCGCTCACCGTCACGCTGTATACGCGAAACTATTTCGCCACCGTCAGCGCATCCGGCATCACGACCAGCGCGCAGCCCACCGGCGATACCGTGGCGGTCGCGGGCGTCAACGCCTTCCTGTGGACGTTCCTCACGGATATGGGCACCAGCACGCTGCTGAGCGCGACGGCGGAATACTTCGATGGCACGGCGTCCTGGCAACTGCCCGGCTTGATTCTCGACAAAGCCTCGTTCAAGGCATCCATGGGCAAGTCGTTCAAGCTGGACGCCTCCTGTATCGCGCAGAAAAAGGCGCCGCTGGCGGGTTCCACCGGCAGCATCAATCCCACGGCACTGGCGGGCGATCCGAATGCTGTCCAGAATCTCGCGGACGCCGTACTGCCCGCGATCCCGACATCCGCAACGCGGTTCTATGCCGATCCCGTCGGCGCGACGCCGGGCACGACGCAGATCGCCGCGCGCCTGACGGACTTTGGCATCGACTACGACATGCAGCCGAAGCTGGGTAAGAGCGCCGATGGGACGCAGTTTCCCAACTTCGTCGGGCGCGCGGCGTATGGCGACAAACTGATGGCCACCATGACGCTGCTCTTCAATAGCTATCTCGGCGCGACCATCGATCCGGTGGAGCTGAACGCCTTCCTGACCAACGCCTCACGCACGACGCTGACGGCCTTCCCCGGCATCGCGCTCCCCTGCGGCACGCTGACCGGCGCGGGCAACTGGCCCGCGTGGGCGCAGGACGCCAACGGCAAGGGCGGGTACTATGGCATCGCCTTCGCGCTGGCTGGCAAATATACCAAGGTGGCGGAGAAAGTCGTGGATGGCCGGACCGCCTTCGAGTATACCTGTGATTCCGAGGTGGATCTGGTCGCAATCGGCGCGCCGTCTCAGGTGCAAGTGATTTCACGCATCAATCCGAATATGAAGTGACTCCCCGACGAAAGGAACCCATCATGATCCTGCATCTCACCGAGCGCGTGGAACAGGCGCTCACTCACCTGGCGGCCCGCGCGGGCCAGACGCTGGAAGCCTATCTGACGGACTGGCAAGAAGCGCGGGTGGCGGAAGCGAGCGCGCCCGCTCCTGAGCCGGAACCGCCGGCCAGCGTCAAGCGGGGACGCGCGGCCCTGGCGGTCGTGCCCGATCAACCCGACACGAGCGCGGAGCCGGACGCCAGCACGGAGGGCGCAGATGAGCCAGTCGATGCCTGAGCCGGTCGCGCTGCCCCTGGGCATGGCGCCCGCGCCGCGTGTCGGGACGCCCATCCTGAAGCCGGTGGATCTGGGTGTCTACGCGCCGGAATACGCGGGCTGGTGTGTCGTCATCCGTCCGGAGATCCCGCTGGGCGCGCAAGAGCTGGCGGCGGATCTCGGTGATACCAGTCTCTCGATGCGCGAGCGCACGCGGGCGCTCTTTGCCTGGCTGGAAGCGGTCTGCCTCTATTGGAATTTTACCCGCTATGATCCCACGACGGACACGGACGTGGCGATCCCGCAGCCGGACGCGGGCGGCGCGCGTCACCTTCCGTCCGATCTGATCGGGCCGCTCGCCAAAGCCGTCGCGGATGCCATGCTCCCAAAAGTCTCCGGCGGCGCATCGACCGCGCCCTAACCAGCCACGCGCCGCCGCCGCTCGTGCTGCGCCAGTTTCTGCTCGCGACGGGCGAGCGCGGCCTCGGCTGGGAGACCGTGCGCCGTCTGGACGCCGCCACCTTCGAACAACTCTGCTGGATTCAGCAGCGGGTGCTACTGGCAAGCAGTGACGAGGGACGCGCGACAATCCAGCAGGAACAGGCGATCCGCGTTGCCGTCGCGCGGGAACAGCAGCCGCCTGCGCCTCTGCCCGTCTGTGATCCGGAGACGGCGACCCCCGCGCAACTGGCGGACTGGCGCCGTCAGATCGCCGCATCAGCGGCGGCGGATGGATAACAACGAACGCTGACGCGAGAAATCCAGGTGCTGTATGGCTGGTGAAACACTTGATTATACGGCGGTGCTGGATGACGCGATGTCGCCCGTGCTGGAAGCGATCAGCGCCCAAATGGATGATCTGGGCGCGACCGTCACGGCGGCGAGTGAGGAGGCGAGCGCGTCACTGGATCAACTGAGCGCGTCGGCCAGTGACGCGGCGGCCACCTTTGCCGCGTCGGCGGGCGGCGTGGATGCCGCGACGGCGAGCTTGGACGCCAACACCGCGAGTGCTGATGAGAACGCCGCCGCCACCGATAACGCGGCGGCGGCACACCAGGGCGCCAGCGCCAGTATGGGCGGGATGGTACTGCCCGCGCTGGCGGTCGTGGCCGCCGTCGGCGTGCTGGGAGTGGCGTCCGTCAAAATGGCGGGCGATTTCCAGGCCAGCATGACCAGTCTGGTCACGGGCGCGGACGAATCACAGGCCAATCTCAAACTGGTCTCGAACGGCATCTTACAGATGGCCGTCGCCACCGGCACCAGCACAGCACAACTCGCCCAAGGGGCCTATGAAGTCGAGTCCGCGGGCTTCCACGGTGCCGCCGCCCTCACGATCCTCCAGATGGCGGCTGAGGGCGCCAAAGTGGGCAACGCCGATCTGCTTCCGGTCACCAACGCCGTGACGAGCGCCCTCAACGCCTATGGCCTGAGTGGCAATCAAGCCGCCGAAGTCACGAACACCCTGATCGCGACCACCGCCGCCGGCAAGATGCATATGCAAGATCTAGCCGGCGCGCTCGCGGGCATTCTGGCACCCGCTCATGCGTCTGGTGTCTCGCTGCAAGAAGTGGGCGCCATGCTCGCCACCATGACGATGCAGGGCACGCCCGCCGCTGATGCCGCCACGTATCTCAAGCAGATGTTCATCGCGCTGGACGCGCCCGCGTCCAAAGCCGCCAAAACTCTGACGGAGATTGGCCTCTCCTCGGATCAGGTTTCTCAGACAATGCGTAAGCAACCGGATGGCATGATCGCCGCGCTGCGTGAGATCAACGCCGCCCTGGATACGAAGTTTCCTGAAGCCGCCAAAGTCATGCGCGGCGAAATGGCGAAGGTCAAGGCGGGCCAGGAAACCATGGATCAGGCCATGGCGAATCTGGCAAGCAACACGTCGCCCGCCTACGTCGGTGCCCTGAAGAATATCTCCGGCGGCTCCAAAAACATGATGGCCATGCTGGAATTAACGGGCACGAATCTTCAGAATCTTCAGGGAAACTTTGATCAGATCACCCATTCTGTCCAGCAGGGCGGCAACTCCATCAACGGCTGGAATCTGGTGCAACAGGATTTCAACTTTAAGATGCAGCGCGCGGGCGCGGTCGTGGAAACGCTCATGATCGGCCTTGGTGACAAGTTGCTTCCGGTTGTCGGTAAACTCGCCGATCTCTTCTCAGCCAGCGTGGTGCCCATCCTGTCCGGTTTCGTCTCTCTGCTGGAAAACAATCAGGCCGTGCTGATCACGGTCGCGGGCATCCTGGGCGGCGTGCTGGTGGGTGCGGTCACGGCGCTGGCGACGGCGCTGTGGGGTATGGTCGCGCCACTGCTCATCGCGGTGGCACCCTTCATCGCGGTGGGCATCGCCGTCACCGCGCTGGCGGTCACGTTCAAGCACTTTTACGACACCTCCGCGCCCTTCCGCGTGCTCGTGCAGGAGATCGCCGCCGCGCTGGGGGGCGCGCTGCATGACGCGCTGAAGGCGGCGCAGCGCGCGCTGGTGGACGCGCAGCCGCAACTGCATGCCCTCATGACCGCGCTGAACGGCCTCAAACCCGTGCTCACTATCATCGCGTCGGTGCTGGGCGTGGCGCTGACGGTGGCGATTGGCGTGGTGATGGGCGCGATCAACGGGCTGATCGGCGCGTTCCAGGGCATCATCGAGATGGTGACCGGCGTGGTCACGATTGTGGGCGGCATCATCTCGCTCTTCGTGGATCTGGCGACCGGGCACTTCAACAAGCTGTCCAGCGATATTGGGCGGATCTTCGGCGGCATCGTCACCCTGTTCAAGGGGGCGTTCGATGCCGTGCTGGGCCTGGTCACGGGCTTCATCGGCGGCATCATCGGCTGGTTCCAGCATTTGTTCGACAAACTGGTGGGGCACAGCATCGTCACGGACCTCATCACGGCCATCGTGAGTCTGTTCACGGGCTTGCCAGGGCGGATCTTGGGTCTGCTGGGGGGCTTCGTGGGCAACGTGATCGGTTTCTTTGGCAACATGGCGAAAGGCGTGATCAGCCACGTCACGGGCATGGTCGGGAACGTCCTGGATCTCTTTACCGATCAGGGCAAGAAGGCGGCGGATCTGGCGGCCATCCAGCGCGATAAGGTGGCGGGCGCGGCGCTCACCCAAAAGATCGCCGTCACGACCCAGGCGATTGAACAGCATCAGCAGGCACTGCATGCGGCGCAACTGCAACGGCAGGACATCATTCAGGAGATTGAGCAGTGCAAGAATGGTGTGGAAAAGCGGGCGCTGGAACAAAAACTCGCGGTGGTCAACCAGCACATCCTGATGCAGCAAGGCGCGGTGGCGGCGACGGAACTGATGCGCAACAGTATGGTGCTGAAGCTCGACAGTCTCAAAGCGGATGCTGCGCAGCATGCCAAAGACATTCATGACAACATTCTCAACGGTCTGACGGATCTGCCGGGCAAGCTGCTGGGTCTGGGCGGGCAGATCATGGCCGGACTCAAAAACGGCATTGAGGGCGCGCTGGGCGGGATCAAGAACGCGGTGGGCAACGTCGCGGGCGGCATCCTGTCGAGCGTCAAGGGGATCTTCGGCATCCATTCGCCATCATCCGTCATGGCCGATGAGGTCGGGCGCCCGCTGATGGAAGGCATCGCGCTGGGACTGACCCAGCACGCGCACCTCGCGGCGGCGGCGCTGGCGGGCATCACGTCCGGCCTCGCGTCCAGCGCGACCGGCACGCGGCTGGGGTCATCGCTGGCATCCGCTGGCGGCGCGGGCGGCAGTGGCGCGGGCCACACCGTCACGATCTGCCTCGACAAGAGCATCATGCTGCTTGACCCCGCCACCAGGCGGCAGATCGCGCAAGAGCTGGCGGGGGATCTGGCGGCGGCACTCACCAGCCGGGCCAAGTTGCAAGTGAACCTCAGCACTGGCTACACGGGGAGTTAGCGCATGCTGATCGCGGCGGGCTTCGGCACGAACAACCTGCAAGACATCACCGCGCGCGGCGCTGACACCAAGCTGGAGATCGACAGCCAGCAAGGCGTCCAGCACGATACGCTGACCTACGAATTGCTCGATCCCCTCTCCATCTCCACGCTGGAGGCCGAAGAAGAGATCGTGGTGCTCGATGAGCAAGATCCGGCGGGCTGGCCGGCGGCGAATCTGCTCCTGAATCCCTCCTTTGAAGGTACCTACAGCGGCACGTCACCCACTCCGCCCTCATGGTTCATCTATCCCGCTGGCGCGATCACCGGCGTCACCAGCAGCGCGGATACCACGCATCAGCTCTACGGCAGCGCGTGCTGGTCACTCGCCATCAGCACTATGGCCAGCGGAACCAGTTTCTTTCCCCATGGGTCGATGACGCCGCTGCCGGTGAATGAGCGAGGGGCCGTGCTCACACAATTTCCCTATACGCTGAGCTTCTGGCTCAATCCCCAGGTCGCCCTCACCAACCTGACCGTTCAGGCGCTCCTTTCCTTCTATGATGCCACCCAAACCGTGGATTTGCAGGATACGACCATCACCTGCGCCATGAGCAATACGGGCTGGTTTCGCTACAGCGTCACCGCCATGGCTCCGGCGGGCGCGGTGTACGCATACCCGCAGTTCATCGTGAGTGCCACCAATGCCACCAACAGCGGCACGATCCTCATCGACGGCGCGCAACTGGAATATCAGACCTTCTCACAACGCACCGTGCCGGTCGCGAATTATCCGCTGACCAATCCCACCATGGCGGGGACGCTGGGACCGGGGAACATCCCCACCGGCTGGCAAAAAGATGGGAACATCACGGGCGTCAGTTATCTCATGACGCCCACGCCCAGCTTATATGGCACGGCCTGTCAAGTATCCGTTGGGGGACTGACGCTCAGCAGTAACATCCATGGCATCACGCAAAACACGCTTCCGATTGACACGACGGGTCAGCAAACCTATCTCCTGACCATGACGCTGCAAGTCACCGCCGCGTTGACCAATGGCGCGGGCGTGCGCTTCGGCATCAACTATTACAGCGCCGATGGCACCTTCCTCTCCACGGTAGCCACCAACGGCTATCCGCAACAGAACAACGCCTGGACTACCATCGCCTGCACTTTTGGCGCGGGCACGAGCAACCCGATTCCCGCCACCGCCGCTTACTTCAAAGTCTTCGCGGGCATCCTCTCCAACACCTCCACGCTCGCCGTCGGCGCCATCACCATCGGCGCCATCACCTGCCAGCGCGCGCTGCCCCAAGCGGGCGCGTCCGGCGTCTATCCTACGCCGTTCACCGATCCCGCCAGCGGCGCCACGCACAAAGACCTCGTCACGAGCACGTACTACCGCCAGTTGCGGCTGTTTGGCGGCTTCATCCGCGACCTCCTGGATGATTACAGCCGGGGACCGGAGCGCATCCGCACCATCAAGGCCGTGGATTACGGCGTCATGCTCGCGGAATGCCGCGTCGTGCTGACGGTGCAGAGCCAGACCGACGTGTCGGCCATCGCGGCGGGCGTCACCTATGTCAAGAACCTGAGCAGCCTCTATCTGCTGGGGATGGATACCAGCACCTACGTCACGAACATCGGGACGGTGGACTATTTTCAGATCAACTGGCAAACACTGAAGGATCTGCTGGACAAGATCAGCAATCAGACCGTCGCGGCCTATTGGGTCGATCCCTACAAAATGCTGCACTACACGCCCGCGCTGGCCGTGAGCGCCCCTTTCGCGCTTTCCAGCAACCCCGATCTGGTCAGCACCTTTCCCTTTCACGGCTTCCAGTATGAGACGGATAGCACGCTCTCCATCAGCAGCATCGTCGTGCAGGGCGGCGAGCAGATCAGCGCGCCCCAATCGCAGTCGTTCAGCGGCACCGGCAGTCAGACGGCGTTCACGCTGAACAGTGGCGCGCCCATCGTGCAAGTCATCTCCTTGACCGTTGGGGGCACCGGCCAGACGGTGGGCCTGGCATCGGTCAACACCTTCGCCGAAGGGTACGCCGTGCTGCTGGACCCCAACGCCGCGCTCTTGACCTTTCAGACGGCGCCGCCGGTTGGCACCAACAACGTCGTGTGTAGCTACACCTTCGCCGCGCCGGTGCTGATTCAGAACCACAACGCGGCGGCGGAAGGCTCGATGGGGAGTTTGCGGCGCAAGATCACGAAGATTAGCAGCCATCCGCACATTAGCAGTCAGCAGAGCGCCATTGACCGCGCCAATGCCGAGTTGAACCAGTTCCAGAAGGGACGCCCGATGTCCACGATCATCGTGGATAGCCCCCAAGCGCCGGTGGGCGTGCCGCTCACGGTGGGCATGGCCGTCGCGGTCACGCATAGCGGCGCGGGCTTCACGGGCCAGTTGTTTCAGATTCAGACCGTGAAAACCACCAGCATCGGCCCCGGCGCGATCCGCCGCGAGCTGGGGGTCGGCTTCTATGTGCCGGATTTCGCGCTGATCGTCGCGGGCTTGCGGCGCCAGGCCACGGCAACGCTGGTGAATGCCACGGCGGGCACCGTGCTGGATGACGTGCAATCCACCAGCGACGGCTGGGCCGTCACGGATAGCGCGTCCGCCTCCAAGAGTAACGCGGGCGTGTGGGCGCCTCCCAACACATCGACCTGGAACTCCACCACCTACGTTTGGAACTGAGGGACGCATGGGCAGCTTCACCCGCATCGCGGCACAGATCCGCCGTCCCGCACCGGCCACACCGCTCGTCACCCATGAGACGGCGGGCGGCTGGCGCGGGCGCATCGTCACGCGGGCACTGCCGGCGGATCTCCCAGCGGCGGAGTACCAGCGCATCCTGGCGGGCGGCACACGGCGGCACCAGACGCCGGACGGGTACAGTCGCGCGGGCATCCCCATCTACCGGCTCACTCCGCGTGCGCTGGCGGCGGTGGAGCGCGACCTCGACCGGCTGGCGCTGGGCTGTCAGGTGACGCGCAACATCGCGTGCAACGCGGGCCGCACGGTGCTGCTGAACTTCATCGGCGATACCGGCAGCCTCGCGGGCGTGCAGTATTTCGCCGTCGGCACCGGCAGTCCACCCGCCGGCCGGTCCGGCCCCGCCGCTGGCGATACCCAGCTCTGGACGGAATATTACCGGCAGGCGCCGACCTCATACACGCTCTCCGGCAATCAGATGCTGATCAGCACGCTCTTCGCGGCGGGCGTGGGCAACACGACCTATACCGAGGCGGGCATCTTTGGCAACGGCGCCACCGGCACGGCCAATAGCGGCACCCTCTTCGCCCACGCCACGTACAATTACAATAAAACGCCCAGCGAAACCCTCAGCAATCTTTACTACATAGCGCTTACTTGATTGTAGTGTATGTGGTATACTGAAGAGTACCGTCTAGCATCGTCTGATCCACGATGTGAAAAGGGCATCCCTAGTGCCCCTGGCGGCTCAGGAATCTAGGGAGTCACCACTTACTAGGGAGAGTGTTATGCGGATCATTGGCAGTCTCGAACACCGCCCCGGCATCTATGCCATCACCCATCATGCCAGCGGCAAGCAGTATGTTGGGTCCTCACAAGATGTCCAGCATCGCCAGTACGCGCACACATCCGATCTCCGTCTTCACCGACATGGCAGTATCAAGCTACAGCGGGCATATGATAAATATGGCACGGATGCTTTCACCTTTGCCGCACTAGGGCGTGTCCGCAAAGTGTGGTAGATTGGAGGACATGAGACGCCACGAACTGACGGATGAGCAATGGGCACGGCTGGCACCCCTGCTCCCGCCCCAGAAACCGGCTACCGGACGACCAGCCAACGATCATCGGACGATCCTCAACGGCATCCTCTGGGTCCTCAAGACGGGCGCGCCTTGGCGCGATCTGCCCGAACGCTACGGTTCCTGGCACACGGTGTACAGTCGTTTCGCCCGCTGGCAGCGGGCTGGCATCTGGCAGCGCATCCTGGCGGAACTGCAGCGCGACGCGCACGATCGGCATCAGGTGGACTGGTCGGCGCAGATGGTGGATGGCACAGTGATTCGGGCGCATCAGCATGCCGCTGGTGCCCGGCGCCTAAAAGGGGGGCGGCCCAGCAAGCGCTCGGGCGGAGCCGGGGTGGGTTTGGCACCAAACTCCATCTGAAGACAGATCGCCGGGGGCGACCGCTGCGGGTGGTGCTGACGCCGGGACAGCGCCATGAGCAGACGGTGTTCGAGGAACTGCTCGCGGGACCAGCCCTGGCACGGCGCGAGCGGGGGCGTCCGCGTTTGCGGCCGCATGCGGTGGTGGGCGACAAAGGGTACAGTAGTCATCGCATCCGGGCCGGTTTGCACCGCCGAGGCATCCGCGCCGTCATCCCGCACAAGGTCAATGAGCATCGCACCGGGCCGTTTGATCGCGCGTTGTATCGGGAGCGCAATGTGGTCGAACGGTGCATCAACCGGCTCAAGCAATGCCGGCGGATCGCCACGCGGTACGAAAAACTGGCTGATCATTTCCTGGCCATGGTGACGGTGGCATGTATCCTGCAATGGCTGTGAGGCCTTTGCAGACACATCCTAGAATATGTGGAGGATCTGGCTCAGATCCTCGCGCGTGAGCAGCATTATATCGACACCCTCAAGCCCGAATACAACATCTGCCCTATCGCGGGTCGTAAGACGGGCACAAAGTATTCCCTCGCATCCTGTGCGCGCATCAGTGCGGCGTTAAAGGGAAGAAAACGAGATCCTGAAGTTACCGAGCGCATCCGGCAGAAAATGATTGGACGTGAGAAGAGCGTTGAGGAAATCGCAAAACTACGGGCTGCATGGACATCTGAGAAGCGTCACCAACATGGTTTGAGATATAAAGGACATATCCTCTCTCATGAAGCTGTTGAGGCATTACGTCAGATAAATCTCGGTAAACCTAAATCGCGAGAGTCGGTATTAAAGCGTCTAGAAGCAATGAAAGGGTATCGACGCCCACCAGAGGCAACAGAAAAACAGCGCGCGAAGATGAAGGGGCGCAAACTCACCCCTGAGCATGCTGAAAAGATCCGTCAGGCGAAACTTGCCTATTGGGCTGAGCGTCGCGCCCATCCTCAACCATCGAAACCACGACCTCAGCATAGCGCGACAATGAAGGAAAAGTGGGCCGATCCTGACTATCGAACGCGCGTCATCGCCGCGCACAAAGATAAGCACAGAATGATTTCACCATCTGACATGCCGCCTTCTCAGCAAATGACGCTCTTTTAGTCATCAGTTTCATCACGAACAGGTGAGCACATGAGAAACGATCTCATGTGCTCTTCGCGTAGTGACCTAGGAGCGACGTGAAAAAGGATACACACCCGATGACACCAGAGGAGATCGCCGCGCGTGAGGCGGCGCAAGTGACGCGGGCGACCGGCACGCCGCTGGCGCTGACGTTCGAGCTGGTGGGCTGCCAGCTCGCCACGCCGCATTTCACCGATGAGACACAGCCGGATGGCACCGTACTGCCGGTGCCGGTGCCCGCGAGTTATACCTACCATCAGCCGTGCCCGTGGGGCAACAGCGCGCCGGATCAGGAGTGCCGTGATTGCCGCCTGCACACCATCACCCGCATCGGCACGGCGGAGCGCGTCAACGGCCAGCATCGCTATCCCGCGTCCGGCGTCGTGCTGCCCGTCACGCTGGCCCAGGCGGATGCCGTCGTGGACTATCTCGAAGCGACCCATGCCGTGATCGCGCTCACCCGCCCGCGCTGGCAAGCGCACGCGGCGGCGCTGGCCGTTGAAGCGGCGGCGCAGGAAGCCCGCCAGGCGGCCCAGCGCGCGACCGACGCGCAACAGCAGGGAAAGCGGGCGTAAGCCATGAGTCTCACGGCGGTGGTAGCGGGCAATTACACCAACGCGACCGATATCAACCAGATCATCAACGCCTGGAATGGCGCGGCGGATAATCAGATCGTCCCGACGAACACGGCGACGGGTGGCACGGTCCTGATCCCGACCATCACCGCCGCGCCCGCGTCGGATACGGCCATCGTCGCATGTACGGTCTCCGGCGATAGCGGCACGGGCCGGTCCTATCTCTATGTGCGCGGCGCCGATGGCTATGGCGGTCTGGCGGGAGGCACCGGCACCACCACCACGGCACATCTGTACGCGCAAAGCTATGGCTGGTACATCCCGGAAACACTCGAAGTCGGCGGCAACGGCGGCTTTGCGGGGAATATGACCAGCACGTCGCTCAACGTCAACGGGCCAGGCACCATCACCGGCAACCTGACGATGGGCGGGCAAGTGCTGGGCAACAGCAGTCAGGCCAGTGCGTTGCAGGCGAACGGATCGTCATCCGTCATTCTGCAAGCGCATGCGAGCAACGCGGGCTGGCTATATGGCGGCAATACGTCCGGCATCTCGTGCTTCTCTGGCGTGGGCAGCGGCACCTATTCGCATGGCCTCTCCGTCACTCCCGCCGCCATTCTCGTCACCATCAGTGGCAGTGGCAACGTCTGTCGCGTGACAGTGACGAGCAAGGGCGCGACCACCTGTTACATTTACGTTGATCAGACCGGCGCGAGCTTCGATGCCGTCGCCATCTCCAACTAACCACGAGGAGTTCTCGCCATGCCGCTCCTACCGCCGTCCCAACCCGCCACCCTGCCCGATCCGGAAGCCGTGCCGGTGCCCTGTGAGGCGCCGGACTGCGGCGCGACGATCCCTTTTCGTGACGCCTTCCGGTTCCGCGTGGCGCTGCCGGGCACCGGACCCGCCGTGCTGGATGGGGATGGCGTGCCGCGCCGCGTCGCCGCCCTGATGTGCCCCCAGGAGCATCAGGCCTGCTCGCTCGCGCACGCGCTGACGGTGATCCATCTCTGTCTAGAGGAGCATCTCGCCGTCGCGCACGCCGAAGCGCATGCCGCCACTGCGGCGACCCTGGCCGCGCGGGTGACGGCGGTGCCCCCTCGGGAGGGCGCCTGATGTCCTGGAACCGCCGCCCGCCACCATCACCGGCGGCGCCATTCACTTTTGACGATTGGGAGCGCGTCATGGCTCGCGCGCTGGAGCCGGTCATCAGCCGCCTGAACGATCATGGCGTCAAGCTCGACAAGTTGACGGCGGATCACGTGACGCGCGCCGATCTGGATTCCATGCGGCGTGACATGGGCCAGCGGTTCGATGCGCTGGGGCCGCAATTCATGACGCGCGAACTGGCGGAAACCCGTTTCAAAACGCTGGAAGATGATGTCAAGGGGCTGCGCGAGTCCGCGCTGTCGAGCCAGTCACGCATCTTGTCGCTGATCTCCATCAGTCTCACGATCATCATGGTGCTCTATCTCATCGCCATCCACTGGAAACCCTGATAAAGGAGGCACACCGATGTCCGCATCCGCATCCGTTGCCGTGCGCACGCTCTTCGCACCCTTCGAGGACGTGGAGGGGGAGTTCCTAGCCTTCCTGAATGGCGCTCAACGAAGCGTTCAGACGTTGATCTATGGCTGGCACTTACCAAGGATGACGGATATCCTGATCGCGCATCATCAGGCAGGTCAGGAGGTGAGCATCATCTTGGATCACACGCAAGCGGGCGGGCATGCGGAGGCCGGGGAAGTCCAGCGGCTCGTCACGGCGGGTGTGCCGCTCTTGATCGGCACCAGCCCCGTCCATCACGCGATCCTGCACACGAAGGCGACGGTCGTGGACGGCGGCGGCGTGGAATTCGGCTCCTGGAACTACTCCCTCTCCGCCAGCCAGCAGAGCAATACCGCGTCCTTCGTGCATGACGTGGCCTATGCCGCCGCCTTCTTACAACATTTTGACCGCATCCGCTCATTCATCGCGCTGCATGAGATGGCGATGCAGCCCCAGGGCGCGACCGCGATTTCCGCACCTGACGCATCCACCGAGGAGGCCGCCTGATGCCCACACGCTCGCGCCTGTTCCATCTCTCCGGGTATCTGGCCCTCGCGCTGGCGATCCTAGTGCTGGTGCTCGTCACCGCCCAGATGGGCCACTAGCGGCGCCTGTGCGCGCTTCATTGAGCAGACGGTTGACGGCATCGCTCATGGTCTCGTGTGGCGCACGCTGGCTGTCGAGCCATATCGCGAGATCAGGTGGGATCATGGCCTGGATGCGCTGCGAGCGTCCGGTGGATGGGCGCCCTGGCGTGCGTGGCGTCTGCCAGGCGGTCACGAGCGCGAGGAGAACGTCCCCGCGCTCATCACGCGCGCGGGCCGCTTGACGCGCGCAGAGATGCACCCAAATCTCCGCGAGGAACACGCCAGTAAAATGACTGATCCGCGCCAGCTCGTCAGCATCAGGATAGCCGCCCTCTTTGGCGCGCCAGTCGGCCAGGGCACCAGAGACCATGAGATTCATGTCATCATCGTCCGCATGATCGGAGGTCATGGAACTATCAGCGGCAATGAGCAGGGCGCCATAGGCGGTGCGCAGGAACGCTTCAACGGTTTCGCGCTTAAAGAAGTGGAAGGGGCGCAGGGCATCGGCGACTTCCTGATACATCATTGTCTTTCCTTGTGTGGTGTGGTGCCGCGTCCCTGCGGCGGGGACGATCAGGCGCGGGGGGAGAGGGGTTGCCATTCCTCTACAAATGCGAGTTTCTCCGCCACGGCGGAGGCGTCGGTATATTGCCCGACAACACCGTCAATCTGCCAGTACGGCAGACCATAACTGACGTATTTGACAGTTACGGTTTCATCGTAACCTGACGTGGACGCGATGATCAGGGTGAACTCATTGGCGGTGCCGTTCGTGACCACAACCGCCGTCGCGGTTGAGATAAACGACTTTGCAAGTGCCTCAGTTAATTCCATGATGTCTGCTTTCTCCCCGTGTGGCCGGTAGGACAGCCTGGACTTTCAGTGCGTAGCGGCTTGCCACGCTTGGATGGTGCGCAGCGCGGCCATGCTGCTCGCGAGATCGTAGGTCTGGCTGGCGGCGGCATCGACTGACGCGAACTCCTCAGCTGTCGCGAGTCCTGACGCCAGGACGGCGGCGCGGAACTCGCGCCACTGCGCGGCATCGTAGCGGCGCAGGGCTTCCTGTTCGAGATGGTTGCGCCACTGGCTGGTTTCTGCTGCGGCGTAATCACAGCGGAAAGCGAGATCGGTTTCAGCGAGCCACGCGACGGCGGTTTCAGTGCGATTCATGTCTGGTTGCTCCTCTTTCGTGTGGTGCCGCTAGCGGGCGGCTTCGATCTCCGCATCGCCTTCAAGGGACGCGATGATTGCTTTGCCCAGATCAATGTCAATCGGCTGCTCGATCAGATACGCGATGCGTTCTTGCGCACCAGCGGGTGCGTAGTCCGCAACGGATCGATCCTGACGCGCTGAATTGCATTTCACACAGGCCGTCGCCAGATTGCGGGCTTCATTGCCGCCGCCCTGGCTGCGCGGGGTGAGATGGTCAAGGGTCAGGATGGTTTGTGACTGTTTCATGTTGCGCTTGTCACGCGGGCCGCGACCACAATAGACGCATTCCCAACTGTCACGCTCGTAAATCGCGGCGCGCTTCTCGGCACGTATCCAGCGGCTGCCACTTACATTGCTCATGGTCGCTTCCTCATTTCCCCTGTGTCATCTCACTCTCTAATTATATACTAACTAACTATCATTGTCAAGGATTTAGCGACCAATTTCCACCCTCTCGCAGATCTGATCGTCCCCTCACGAAAGGATGCCTCATGCGCGCGCTCTTCCGCCATCTGCCGGTCCTCGCGATTGTGCTGCTGGCGCTCATCACCGTGTCACCCGTGGCGGCCAGCACCCAGCCAGCGCCCGCACACACCTGGTCGCCCGTCGTCACGATGCGCGGGCCGGATCTGTACGCCAACGGCGCCCGCGTCCACCTGCAAGGCGTCGTCTTATCGGCATTGGAATATGCCTGTGTGGACTGGACGGGCGAATACAGCCAGTATGCCGGATTGGCGATGTGGGATGTCAATACGGTCAAAATCCCTGTGAACCCCCACTTCTGGACAGGAACACACTGCTCAGCATCCGCCTATCAAGCCGTCGTCACGCATGCCATCGACTATGCTTTGGCTCAGCATACATATGTGCTGGTTGGCCTCATGGACTACACGATTGGCAGTGGCGGCGATCCGATGCCACGCGCGGATGATGTGACCACGCTGCATGCGCTGGTGAGCCGCTACGGCGACCGGATCATGTACGAGCCGGAGGGCGAGCCACATGATGTGTCCTGGAACGAGTGGCGCTATGGCGATGCCGCCGCCGGTGAAGTCGGTGCCCAAACGCTCGCGACCGATCTGAATTCATGGGACAGCCAGGCGCTTGATTTCGCTTTAACGCCCAATTGGGGCGGCACCCCTGGCTTCATCACGAGCAATGGCGGATTGCTCACAGGGCGGAATATCGGGTATTCCGCTCACATCTATGACGCGGGACACAATGCCAATCCTGCCTTGTGGCTTTCAACCTTTGCCAACCTGGCTCAGCACGTCCCCGTCATCGCGGGCGAGTTTGGTGGGAGTGGCAGTGGCACCTGTGGCGCGTCATTCTTGAAACTCCTCATGCCGTACATGGCGGCACATATCCAGGGCTGGTATGCGTGGGAGTGGAATCCCGACAGCAGCGATTATTGCGGGCGTCCGGCGTTGCTGGTGGATGCGCGGGCTTCGCTGGTGACGGGGCAAGCGTCGGTCTATGGCGCGCCGATCAAAGCCTGGTACACCCGCCACACATCACCGCCCGTGCCGGTGCCTACCGCGACGCCACCCCCCATCTGCGGCGTCGCGCAGGAGCCGCCTCATGGCTGACAAGACGCCGGCGCCGCTGTACCAGCACGCGCCGCGCCCGCACGCGCCCAAGAATGCCAACGCCGTGCATCAGACGGAGGCGCCTGTCACGGGCATGGCGGCGGTCAACCAGCAGGTCGCGGTGCTGCTCACGGCGAAGGTCGGCTCCATGTGGACGGCCTACGTCTTCACCGCGCTGGCGCTCTTTGGCCTGCTGGGCGTGCTGGCGATCCTGAGTCCATCGGTCTATACCCTGATCGCCTGGCTCTCCCAGACGCTGATCCAACTCGTGCTCTTGCCGGTGATCATGGTCGGGCAGAATGTCTTGAATCGCAAGAGCGAGTTGCAAGCGGACGAGCAGTTTCACGCCGTCCTCAACACCCAGCATGACGCGGAACAGGTCATGCGCCACCTGGCCGCGCAAGATGCCGAGCTACTGAAGCAGACGGCGCTGTTGACCCAGCTGGCGACGGCGCACGCGGATCGGGATGACGCCATCGCGGCACACCTGGCGCGGATTCACACGCGGTTGGATGCGGCACCCGCACCCGCCACGCCACGCACAGCCCGCGCGGCGAAGAGCGGGTGAATCTCTGGCTAGAGACTGGTGCGATGCGTCCATACAGCATCAGGATAGTGCGCTTCCGCGCGGAGATCCTGTTGTCCTGGATAGCTGACGGAAGCAATATAAGCGACTACCTCACCCTCTGAGATCGTCGTACGGCTGGTAAGGGTGCGGGTGGCGGCACGGATTACCGCGAGACGCTCATCGTGTACCAGTGTATAACTCAGATCCTCCGCTGACCACGTCTCAATGATGCGCGTCAGCACGGTATCATTGAGATAGGTGGCGCGGTTCTCAGCATCCACAAAGAGGCGCGCCTGGATAGACAGTGTGTCGTGAATCCACGGTGTGCGGATGAGATCCGTGCGCGGCAACGCCTCCCAGGCGCGCCATTGCGTGTTGAGATCTTGATGGGACGGTCCCAGTAGCAGGTGGCCATCATGCATCCGGGCGGTATAGGTCGCGTCATCCGTGATCGCGATCTGAGTCGTGAGAGATCCTGACAGACTGACCGTCAGATGTGGTGGGATGCGTGCTAGCATCACATGGTCACTGTAAAGCAGGTGGGCACTGCTCGTCTGACGACACAATAATGGGGGCTTGGCATTTGGTTGCTTCAAGGTGGTGTTGATCGCGCGGATCAGGGGCGTGATACTCATGGCTGGTTGCTCCTCATGATATGCGATGGGCCGCGTCCCTGCGGCGGGGCGATCAGCGGGGGATGCTTGAGCTTTGGGCGGCGGTGATGAAGCCTTGCGCACGTAGGTTGCGCGCCCATGTCCGCATGAACGACATTTGGTCAGCGCGCTCGCGCATGTTGACATAGGCGATGCCTTGCGCATCATGGCGGTAACTCGTGCGATAGTAGTCTGTCGCGCCCATCTGGATATGCACTGGGTAGCCGTTATCCATCAATTCCATCTCAGGATCGGCTACGAGATCCCCGCACTGTTCCCGATAATGCGCGATGCTAATGTGGCGCGTCTCACCGAGAAACGGATCGGACACTGCCCATGACTCAATAACCAGGGGCATGTATGGCGGGTTCTCAATCCTGATGTGGAAATGGTCAGCCGTGCTGAAAGTTTCCTCTTGATGAGCGGCTTTCACAATCGCCTTGATCGTGGTCAGCAGTGGTGTTTGTGCGTTCATGGGTATTCCCTTTCTTTTCTCCGCTCATGACGGCCTCATCAGTGCTGGCACTACCAGCAGACGCTATCCTTGCGTTTCGGCCTCTACAGGAAGCGCGAGCGGCGCGCGGTGTTGGGCACCAGGATCGCGGCGGCGCGGCGGGCATTGGCGGCACAGACATCGACTTCGGCGGCGGCGTGCGCGCGGCTGATGATTGTGGCACGCACCAGTGCGCGATGCTTGCAATATTCGCCGTGCTCAGCGGCGGGACACGTGCACATGAGCGTCTCACCACGCACCAGCACGCTGTATCCGGCATGGCCAGTGCCCTGTGAGCAGGTGACGGCGTAGAACATCGCACCGGTACTTTTGACGGTGCCCTTGCCGATGATCCGGCAGCCGTCACGCTCGGCACGTGCCAGTGCTGCTTGGAATTGTTGCTCTTGGTTCTGTGTCATGGTCTCGTTCCTCTTTCCTCATGTATGGTCTTTCAATACTATAAGTATAGTCTATTTACGGCATAATGTCAAGGGTTTTATGGGCAATTTTGATGATATGCGGCAAATTACTTGATATTAGCCGGAAATGCTGCTATCCTGATAAACAGGAGGATAGCAGCATGATCACACGTCCCACACGCGGCATACCCTTGACGCAACTGGCGGCCTGGCGGGCACGCATGTTTCTGACCCAGCGCGCGCTGGCGGCACGATCAGGTGTGGGAGAGCGCACCATCTCCCTACTGGAAAAAGGTCATACGACCGCCCGCTTCTCTACTGTGGAGAAACTCGCCACTGCCCTGGGCATTCCGCGTGAGCAACTCGCCCACGGCCCGCCACCCGTTCCCTAGCGCGTTCCCCGCCATGTTCCACAATCCACGCCACACCTGATGAGATGTGGCGTTTTCTGTTGCCCCGCACATGAGGAGGCAAAAAAGAGACTGCACTAACCTGCATCCTCAAAAAGTTTCATCTGATGAGGATGTAGCTTGTGAAGTCCTGCATTGCGGGCTTTTAGTGTTGCACTAATTTTAATACGAATCTCTAGTGGTGGTGTGCCTCTTTTATGATTCTCTGGCTTTGCCCAATACGCATCCTGGGATGCTTTCAACTTTGCTCTAAACTCAGGATCGTTGAACTGCAATTTCGCTCTTTCCGACATGCGTTTGATATGCTCAGGATCTTCTAATTGCTTTCTAACCTGTTGGCTTAGTTGTGCTCTCCGCTCAGGTCTTCCCGAATCACGCTGATGGGATGATCTTTGCCGGGCACGATATTCAGGATCTTGCCAGAGTGCCCGCATCTTATGAGCAGTCTCCTGTCGTGCCTCTGGATTCTGGGCGAAATGAGAGCGCGTCCGTTCGCTTTGTTCAGCACATGTCTGAGGATCTGCCCATCGCTTCTTTCCCGCCTTACGGAGTTTCTCAATATGTTCCGGTCGTCTTTTTGTTCCTAGAACATTTCCTGCCATCTGACAGATATTGTATTCAGGTGCAAGAGTATCAATGTAGTGCTGTTCCCTCGAAACAAGATCAGTGAGAATGGGAACAAATTCCAGTACGTTAAATTGAAATGAATCGATACCATAGAGATTGTAAGCTTTCTGAAGATGGTCGTTACGATGTTGACCTTTCGCTAACTCATAAAAGTGGTTTCTCTGTCTGCCTTTGAGATCTTTTGCTGAACCGATATACTGATGACCATTTACCGTATTTGTGATTGTGTATATGCCACTTCGGATGGCATAGGTGGGTTTGGGAGGCATCCCTAACTCCTACTGTTAGTTTCCTACTTCCTCTAACCGCCAAGGGAGGTAGGATCTCCCCTTTCGGTTCGGATCATGACTCCGAACCTAGACGGCACCTGTATTATACCATTCTTTTCACTCCCCTTGAAACCGGAAAGTACCACAAAGGAGCATTCAGCATGTCCGAGATTCTTCCTGGGCACGTCTGGAGAGAAATTGAATTTTTCTCCCTAGACGGCCCGAACGATCTGGTTACCGGTGCGTGTGGCTGGTGCGCGCTGGCTATGGCGGAATCGTGGAGCAAACAAGAGTACATCTCTACGAAAAGCACCTATCAGCGCGCCGCCGCCGCCAAGCGCATGGTCAATCGCTCCGGCGCCGCGACCCTCAACCAGGTGGCGGCGCAAGCGGTGGCCGATGGCTTCCAAGTAACAATACTCCACAACTATACAGGCGACATCTGGGCAGAATGGCATGCCATGCTCTTGCCATATGCCGGTGTACAGGCGCTTGTGATTCAAGTGTCGAATGGACAGGTGCTTCATGACTACCTAACAAGCAAGGGTGAGAACGCCGTCAATCTCAAATATCACGCGATCATGCTGGCAGGCTATCACATTGGTGGCTATTCCGATGTGGTAAAGCGCGATCTGCCGAGCGGATTCTGGGCATGTGACGGTGATAATTGGGATATGGGAAGTGCATTACAGTTTTATCCCGACGCGAATCTGGACGCGGCGCACCCCTGTAGCGCCTTCGTAGTGCATCCGCGGGTGGCGATCCCCGTGCCCCATCCCGTTCCGGCGCCGCCCACGACACCGGATGTCCCGGAGGGCTGGCGCGACGATGGGCACACGCTCAGTGCACCCAACGGCCACACCGTCATTGAGGGCTTCCGCGCGTGGGTGCTGGCGCATAGCGCGCCGCTGGGGCAGCCACAGGACGATAGCCGTGCCTGGCCCGGCGTGCCAGGTGGCTCCTTCCAGGTGTTCGACACGGGCATCCTCACCTATGACTCCGCCAATGGGGTGGTGGCGGCCAACCTGGGACGCTGGTACGAGGAGGCGCTGGCGACGCTGGGTCAAATACAAGGCGAACTGGTCACGGCACAGGCCGCCGTCATAGTGAAAGACGCGACCATCGCCACGCTCCAATCACAGGTATCGACCGCTGAGACGGCCAAAGCCGCCGCGCTGGCGACCGCGCTGGAAACGGCGCTCTCAACCTATAAAGCAGCAGCATAGACTATTCAACGCACGGCACGAAACGCCAAAGGAGCATCCCACCCATGAATCTGTTTCAGCGCGCCGCCGCGAATCTCAGTCTCTCCGCCGCCGAGCGCGGCATCCGCCAGGCGGTGCTCACATTCCTGCATGTCACCGGTCCCCTCTCGTCGGTGCCGCTGGTTAGCCATCTGCTCAACAGTCTGGAGGCGTACACCAACACCGGCACGTTTCCCGCCTTTGCCTGGCAGAATGACCTCTGGTGGCTCCTCGCGGCGTTCATCACGTCCGCTGGCCTGGGGATACGTCATACGTTGACCAGCGCGGGTGACGCGCCGCTGGCCCAAGCGGAGCAGAGCGTGGAAAGCTCCTTGCTCGGCGTCCTGGAAGCCAAGACGGGTGTGGTGATGCCGCCCACTGTGAGCACGCCCGCGCCATAGCCGCCACGGTACAATCGCCAGACACTCTGCCACACCGTATGCCAAGCGCCCCGGATCTCCTTTTCGAGATCCGGGGCGCTTTTCGCGTGTCCTCAGAACCAGATCGCGCCATCACGGATTTCGGCCTCATACTGGCCGGACGCCAGGCCCAGCGTTTCCATCCGTGCCTCGCCGATGACCAAACGGGGCCGGTTGCTACGATAATAGTAGACCGGCAGGCTGTTTTCGCCGTCATAGGGCGTCATCTTCCACGCGCCACCCGCCCGCGCCAGCGCGACCCGGCGAGGGTGATGCCAGCGCTCCGCCAGGTCGATGCCGATGTACAGAAAATAGTCCGTCCGATCCGAGCGTGGCGCGATGGAGATCAGATGGCTGGCGGTGCCACGCGGGCGATGGGCGGGACGCTTGGTCGTGCTGGTCATGACGCTCGTTTCGTGGTGTGGTGCCGCGTCCCTGCGGCGGGGACGATCAGGCGACGCGCGCTCACGCATCGGAAAAATAGACCATGACGCGGGAATAGACGGTGAAGCATCTCGGATTGTCCGGCGTGGGATAGCCAAAGGTGATCTCTTCTCCGCCCGCCAGTATATGTGCCGCGATGATCCGCGCATCCCATCGCTTCGTCACACGGCGGTAGATGCCGGTGACCACGTGCGCGGGGTCCTGGTCAGTGGTGAGAGCGGCACTGCGCCGCCCCCACCGCTTTGACTCATCAGACTCAGTAAAAATCATGGTCAGGCTCATGCGCTTACGTGCGCCTGAATGAACGCTTCCCAGGCGGCGTCAACGACGGCTTGAACCGCGTCTGACGCGCTTGACAGATCACTATAATGCTCATCGGTGACGCGCACGCTCGCGTTGTCACCCAGGCCAGCGGCTTCGAGTGCGTTGTTGATCGCGCGCTCGAGATCGCTGCACTCCTCGTCCGTGGCGAGGGTGGGATCGCCGAATGCGGCGGAGGGGGTCATCTGGTAGACGGTGTACTGCATGTCTGTGCTCTCTTTCGTGTGGTGCCGCGTCCCTGCGGCGGGGGCGATCTAGGGAGTTACTTTTTCCTCGACGATGTACGCGCGCACATAGTCGAGATGATCCATCGTCCGCTCGACTTCAGCGGACTCGCCCATGAGACACGTCACGCGCGCCACTTGATCGCCGTCACGGTCCTGATCTATGGCATCCCGTGTTTCACTCTCTTGATGTTGTAAGTATAACATAGTTTCAATCACCTTGTCAAGTGTTTCAATCACCAATTTTCCGATGCCGCGAAAACTCACCAAATGCCTTGCGTGGCACTCTGTCCGTGTCTCAGGCGAGATCCGCGTCCGGATCATATGCCGCGAGGAACGCTTCATCATCCGGGCTGAGTGGCGTCTGGTCCCGCGTGCGTTCCGGAATGGAGACGCCATAGAGCGCGGCGAGTGTATCGGCGGGCAAAAGCCACTGCTTGCCTTTCATGAGAGCGCCGGGGATATCCCCGGCGGCGGCGCGATTGCGCCAGGTGCTCTCGCCCGTGCCGGTGGCGGCGGCAACCTCGGCGGGCGTGACCATCCGCTCGCGCGCCACCGCATAGGCGCCAAAGAGCGTGACCACGACGGCGCCTTGTGTCGCGACGCTGTCCAGGTACCATGTGAGATCCTCTGGACGCACCGGCATCGCGGGCGTCACGCGCCGCACGAGCGCCAGCAGCTTTTGGAAGGCGGTGGCATGCTCAGAGAGATTGATTTGATTGGTGGTGTAATGTTTCATGAGCTGGTCGAGATCGTTGCGCACGCGGTCGCGTAGGCGGTAGGGATCGTGCGTGGCGTAATACGCGCGGCGGGTGGCGGCGGTCAAGCGGATGAAATGCGGATCGGTGATGATGTTTGTGATGCTACCAGTGGTATCTGGCATAACTGGTTGCTCTCTTTCGGTGTGGTGCCGCGTCCCTGCGGCGGGGACGATCAGAACCAGGAGGGGGGTCATTCAACGCAGCAGGAGATCCAATACTTGAGAGCCTCGAGGAGCCCTGAAAGCTCCTCGAATGGACCGGTCAGATGACCGGTTATCATTAGCTGCTTGCTGGTTACATAATAGTAACCAGCAGGACCCTGAAAAATGGTGACCTGATGTTTGTCACCAAAATCACGGATCTCGAAGTGAGGATCCGTGATTTTACATGTAGTTTCCATGATGTGCGCTTTCTCCCCGTGTGGCCGGTAGGACAGCCTGGACTTTCAGACGGTGAAGATCAGCGTTCCGTCTGGACTGGCAGTCCCCGGAGTAGTCAGACGTGCCACTGACCCATGCGAGCGCGGTGGCTCATGGGGCTGGTGACGGCGTGGCGGCGATTGCCGCCAGAGCTTGCGCCACCGTGACGGGGCTGCCATCTGGCGCAAAAAGCTGCCAGATCATCGCGGCGCTATCGCCGTCATCGCTGGGACCACCGATATCCTGGTACTTCCGCCAGGAATATCCATGCGCTTTCAAGAGCGCATTTCGCCGCGCCCGTGCCTCGCCAGCCTCAGCGGCGGCGGCGGCTTGTTCACGACGCTCGCGCTTGATGCGCGCATAGAAGTCATCGGATGATTGTTTGTAGCTGCTCATGTCTGCTCTCACTTTCAGCGGTATCGCTCTCACTACGAATAGTATACAGCGATACCGCTGGAATGTCAAGCGTTTCAATCACCAATTTTCGCCAGTTCGTGAAAACTCGTGCGTGTCTGCTAGCAAGCGGATCAGACGTGGCGCCGGAGCGCGCGTGCCGTGCGTTCCCGCCGGATCTCCTGCTTGATGCTCGCCAGGACCAGTCCCACCGTGGCCACCGTCCACACGTCCAGCGCGACGGCGATCAGGATCATGCTCATGCTCATGCGCTTCTCCTTCGTTTGCTGGTTGGGCGGCGCTGGGATTCGCACCAGCACACCGCTTCGTGGCGCGTGGCGCACCAGGCGACGACCCGATCCCCGGACGCGCGATCCGCGATGGCCCACTGCCCGACGCGCTCAGAATGGCGCGAGAACAGCACCGGTCCGATGATCCAATAACGACTCATGCGCTGGCCTCCTCATACGCTGCTCGTCTGTCGAGATAGGCGGCCAATACTTCGTAACTCGCTTCGTTGCGCTCGAGAGTGGCGTATGCCGCTTCGGCCTCGTCCCAACTGGCGTAGCGGGCATGCTTGGTCGGATCAACATCCCCATCGATTGCCGCCGATTCCAGGTGTGCTTGCGCGCGGTTGGCACAGTGTGTCAGGCCATCCAGCCGTATCCGAGCATAGATGCGGCATTTCGCCAGCGGGTACTTGTCCAGCCAGGCGTAGTCATCGGTCATCACGCCACCGCCTCCTCAGTCGCGATGGCCGCGAAAATTGGATAGACTTGGGCAGGAACCACCGCATTGCCGAGTGCCTTCAGCCGGTTGACACGATTGGGGATGGTGCCAGTGACGGCGCGCGGCGCCTCCCAGGCGTATTGCGCTTCGCCGGGGCCAGCGGGCCACCAATGTCCGTCCATCCTAGTGGATATCCCATAAGGCTCTCTACCCATGCTGGATTCAAGCCGCCCTGTACCGCCGTCTGGATGTTCAAGCCGCCCTGGCGTCCCTGTGTGCCAGCTCCCGTCATCGCATTGGCATGTGGTGTCGGCCACATCTGGACGGCAATGCTCAGTGGCGTGCCAAAGCCGTTGCCATTGTGAACACGCGCCTTGGTCAACTGGCGGCGTGCTTCCCAGGTCGCGACGCTCTCCCCATCGTTGGGAATCATCGCGGCGGGTGTGGGCCACAAGGAAGATCCGCTCACGAATGTGCGGCGCGCCCATGGCTTGAGCCGGATATACCAGCGGGATTGTCGCGTAGTCGAGAGCATCCAGATCGGCGAGGACACTATCGAGACCGAGGGAAATGAGTCCAGAAACGTTCTCAGCCACGACCCAAGTGGGGCACAGTTCAGCGATGAGTCGAGCCATTTCAGGCCAAAGCCACCGGGCGTCAGCCGTACCCTTGCGCTTACCGGCACTTGACGACGGCTGGCAGGGGAAGCCACCGGCGATGATGTCAGGTCGGGGAATTCCGGCAGCGGCCAGAGTGGTTGCTGTGACATGGTGAATATCTCCAAACTGCGGCACGTCTGGCCAGTGCTTTGCCAGCACGGCGCGACAGAACGGATCGATCTCGACAAAGGCGCAGGTCGGGATGCCCGCCCATCCGGCAGCCAGGGACATGCCGCCGATGCCGCTGAAGAGATCAAGCATATTCATGCCACCGCCTCCCGTAGCGCGGCATAGCCCGCTGGGGTGATGACGAGTGAGCGAGCGACGTGCGGGGTGCGGGTGAGCCAGCCCGCGTCCACCAGGCCGCGCATGGCGATGTCCAGGGATTGCGCACCCTTGACGCGCGCCGTCTGCCCGATCTCCCGCACCGACGGCGCATAGTCATGCGTGCAGCGATAGGCGGCGATGACGGTGAGAATGTCCCGCTGGCGGCTGGTGAGAGGTGACATCATGGCAAATTCTCCAATGCGATCCGAGCGTGGTTTAGCCGCTCATCACTGGCGGCGCAGACAAAGCCCTGCCATGGACGGGCACCGGCGCCGATGGTGACGCCAGGCAGTCTCAGCAGCGGGTAGCCCTGTTGAGCGGCAGCGTTGATGAGCGCGCACCGATCCTGACAAGCCACACACCAGGCACCTTGCGAGACGTCGTATCCGTCCACATCGACAGTGCTGTGGCGGCGGTTTACTGCAAGGAGCAAGCATGCAGCGGGGGAGTACCCCCTTTAGGGGGGGTACTCTCTCCCCCTGACTGCACTGCGCAATGCTTCTCTTGCAGTGCGATTGCGGACGTTGCGGAACCCTGATGTAGCCTGGTGTTTTCCCGTTGCGGAACCGTTGCGGAACCTGCTTGCTAAAACCGCTGGTGGGAGCATGCTGTTGCGGAGCGTTGCATACTGTGTTTCGGATCGTTGCAGTATGCAACGGGTGCGTTGCGGAGTCATTGCGGATGTTGCGGAACTCTGGATATACCAGAGATTTCCCGTTGCGGAACCGTTGCGGTAGGATGCTGGTCACGCGCTCACCGCCTTCAACGTCGCGACGCCGAGAGGAGTGAGCAAATACCGAACGCCGGTGCCGATCCGCTTCCCAATCACCCATCCGGCGCGCTCCACTTTCGCGCGGGCATCGTAGAATGTCCGGTCTGGGAGATCGCTCGCGTGCATCCATTCAGTCCCCTGTGCGCCGTCAGTGCCAAACAAGGTGAGCGATTGCAGTACCTTGCGCTGGCTGTCCGGCAAAAAGCCCGGCGCCGATCCGTCAACGGCTTCCAAGAGACATGAGGATGTGTCCGGCGACCCATCCAGCGTCACCGTACGCAGCGCCAGGGTGATCGGAGCAAACTCCTCAAAATCCTTCTGCTTGCTACAGGTGACGGTGATGAGTGAGCCATCCCGCGTCACGTCAATCATGGTGTCCGTTGCGCCCGGGACGGCGGAACTGCCTCGCACGCCGCCGTTTTTGTTCTTGTGATGGACGGTCAGCACATGCGCGCTGAAGGTATGACGGATACGATCAGCGGCGGCAATGGCGAGACCGACATCACGGCTGGCATTTTCATCACCGCCGACAATGGCGCGGGCCAGAGTGTCGATGATCATGAGGATCGGCGTCTCAGGCAGATCCGCCAGCGTGTCCAGGAGCATATTCACGGCGTCCGGTTGCAAAAGGGGCACTGCTTCACCGAGCACGTAAAAATGATCGGCGAGACACTGATGCCGGGCTTCCCAGACGGCGATCCGTTTGGAGATGCCATACAGACCTTCACCGGCGATGTAGACGACTGGACCAGGATGCCGGATCGGGTGCCCTTGCCAGGGGATGCCGAGCGCGATACTGAGTCCCCAGTCCAGCGCGAGGAAGGACTTGCCGGTGCCTTCACTGCCCACCAGAAAGCTACTGCCCGCTTGAGTGAGCACGCCCTGCATGAGCCAGTCCACCGGTGGCAGACTTTTCAAGTCCGCTGCCGAGTAGAGATGGTAGCGGCGCGGTGCCGCATCATCTGCCGCGACCGTATCATCCGTGGCGTGATCGGCGGTGGAAGCAGGCTCCCAGACCGGCGTATCCGCGCACAATGTCAGGAGCGCGTCACGGGTGCCCCCTGCCGCCAGCCAGTCGACAATATCCCCCTTGGCGGGGAGGCTTGGGAGCGTGACGATGCGTACTGATGCTGCGCAGCCCTGGAGCGCCGTGGCGATACTCGTCACGTGCTTGTGGCCCGGAGCATCATTGTCTGGCAAGAGAATGACTTTGTGACCGCGCAACGCCTCGGAGGCGTCCGGGGTCTGGTGCCATTTGCCTGCGCCGTGCATGGTCGTGGTGGCGACGAGGCCGAGCGTGATCAGCGCGTCGGCGCATTGCTCCCCCTCAACGACAAAGACCGGCGTGGCGGGCGGCGCCGCGAGCACAGCGGGCAGGCGATACAGGACGCGAGGTAGACTCCCGATCCCGGATGCCCACGCATCTGCCGTCGTGCGGTGCCAGGTGAGAAACGTCTTTCCCTCTGGCAGCTCGTGGCGCGTGACGCGATGGACTGGCTGGCCCGTCGCGTCATGGTAGATATATTCAGCCACCTGGCGCCCCGGTCCCGCCTTCGCGCCCTGCCGGGCCGGTGGGGAAACGGGTGTGCGTGGCAGCGTAAACAGTGCGGGTGTGTGTGTCACGCCGCACGGGCATAACCCCGTGCGGCGGTGGGCATAGGTGCTGCTCTCCGTGTGATAGGTCACGGCGGATGAGATGGCGCGGGTGCAATGAACATAGAGACCATCGGCGCTGATGAAGCCATAACAGCGCCGGTCTTTGCCACGGGGATCGGTCTCGCACCCCTGGCAAATCGGGCAGGTGCGTCCATGGACGAAACGTTGATCGTGTTGTACCGCCGCCATCATCACACACTTTCCTCAAGAAGATCGTTCTAGGCCGCGCCGTGCTGAGTTGCTTGGAATGCTTCAATGTGCGCGATGGCCGTCGTGACGGCCTGATACGCCGCCAGCAGATCCGTCGCGGCGGTCGCGAGCGGTGCGCATGCGGTCTCGCGTGCCAGTTGGGCCGCGTCGTTGGCGTCTATCGCGAGCCGGTCGCGGAGATCGTCCAGCGCCAGTAGGGTATCGATGATGTTGATGCTCATGGCGCCGCCTCACGTTCCACGCTGATGCCCGCCGCCAGGATGACGCTTTCGCCGAAGATCAGCCCTTCCAGCAGCCAGACATTGTGATCCTGATGCAGCGCGTGCAAGAGCACGGTATCCGCCACCGCCAGGAGCGCGCCCAGCAGCAACAGGCCAATGGTGTACCGCATCATGGCATCGCCTCGCTCGCTATGCCACCAAAGAGCGTCATTTGACATGTCAGCGCCGACACCGCCGCCGGGTTGCGCCAGAGACATTCCACGCGCGTTGGTTGCGCTTTGCCTGTCTTGGAGTGGCCGGCCGCGCGTGCCGTGACGTGCCAGCACACGCACTCCCAGCCAGAGAGCGTGTCACGATAGAGATCGCAGTCATAGCCAGAGAGCAACACCATCGCCGGTATCGCCATCAGCAGCTTCAGCAGACGTTCATGATCGGCATCTGACATCTCGTGACGGTAGGCAGCCGGGTTGCCCGCGCGCGTTGAGGCGACGTAGGGCGGATCGGCATAGATCAGCGTTGCGCCCACATCATGATCAGGGACGACATAGCGCCGGATTACCTGCTCGAAATCCTGATGCTCAATAATGGTCTGCCGGAGCCGGTCCGCGACGCCAGCGAGCAGCGCCAAGTGTGTCTGCCACTTGCTCACGTACTTTGGGAGATTGCGATCTAGGCCGTGTGCCACGCCCCAATCTCCGGGACTCTGTGCCGAGCCGGAGAATCCCATGTTCTGCCGGATGAAGAAGCCACGCGCGGTTTCAATCGGCGAGAGGTTGATCGCGTCAATCAGCGCCGTCGCGAACTCCTCGCGGCTATACGGCGTGGCCCACAGTTGCGCGATCAACTCCGCCGGCTGATCGCGCAACGTCTGAAAGAACGTCGTGACGTGCCGGTCGAGGTCATTAACGACCTCATACGCCACACGCGGCTTGTGAAAGAGCACCGAGCCGCCGCCAAAAAATGGCTCGATATAACGTGTGTGCGACGGCATCAGCGCAACGATACGCGGCGACAGATAACTCTTGCCGCCGTAATAGGGGATGATGCTCGCGTGGGTTGGAAGCGTGCGGGCGGGCGTCATGGCGCGCCGCCTTCCTGTGCGGCGAGATCTCGCACGGCGGTGGCATGCTCACGCTGATTGCGGTCATAGACGGCTTCCGCCTGCTCAATCGCCAGCCAGGCGTCGCGCCGTTCCTGTTCCAGGTGCGCGATCCGATCCACCAGTGCGCGGCGGCGTCGGGTGAGGTCATCGGGTGGTTGTGTCATGGGTCGTGTGAACGCTGGCGGTAGGACTATTGGTAGGACAACGCCGGAATGTTCTAGGACGCTTGCAAAGGCGTCGGTGGGTTCTCAGCGTTGCTCTAGCGGGACTGGTGGATGTGTGCGGGTATGTGTGTGCGCTATCCGTACAACCTGCACATGTACTCATATCCCGTACTCCTCTCCAATAATCCCTGCCCTGGCCTGCATTCCGCTCCTTTCATCTCAGTGTTGGAAGGCGATTTGTAGGACGTTCAGCCCGAAAATGGCTCCGTTTCCGGCGGATCAGGAGCTTTCGACTCGTCAGGATGCGCGGCGAGATAGTCGCGCAAGATCGTCAAGACCTCACCGTTGAATGAGCGCGTATGCAAGCGAGCTATCCGGCGTACGCCTTCCACGATCTCGAAGGGAAAGCGGATCGAGATGGAAAGATGATCCCGTTTGTTGTCGTCATGTGATTGCTGACTCATGTATCTATTCTACATCTCCTTTAGCTATGCTGTCAAATTGTTGGTCAGACACCGCTGGTAACAGCGCGTTCATCTCCACCACCGCGTTATCGCGCATGCGCGGCGTCACATGCCCGTACACCCGCAGCGTGATCTCCACGCTGCTATGCCCCAACAGTTCCGAGACCACCTTGATGTGGACGCCGCGCTCAATCAGGAGCGTGGCGAACGTGTGCCGCAAGTCATGCACCCGCGTGCTAACTGGCAGCCCCGCGCTCCGCAGGATCTTCCTGAACGCCCGCAACAGGCCATCGGCGGATGTGGGCGCGCCCGCTGCCGTCGTGAACACGAGCTCCCAGGTGTCCAGCCACGCGCTGCCCATGAGCGCGCGCGCCTCAGCTTGCCGCTGGCGATGCGCCGTCAGGATGGAGAGCGCATAGTCCGGCAGCGGGATCGTGCGGCGGCTGTGCAGATTCTTCGTGCGCCGGAGTGAATACATGCCGTCAAGCCGGTGCAACGTTTCATCCACCCGCACCTGGCGGCGCTCCCCGTCAATGTCATCCCAGCGGAGGCCCAATAGCTCGGCCTCGCGCATGCCGGTTGCCAGCGCCAGCACAAAGACCGCCTCCTGTGGATCACCCGCCAGCGCATCCACGAGCTGCAATGCCTCACTTTCCGACAGCGGGCGAAACTCCTTCGTCTTGACCGGTGGCACGTCCACACCGTCGGTCGGGTTGCGTGGCAGGATACCGAGGCGCACGGCATTTTCCAGCACCGCATGAAAAAACATGTGGACGCCGTGTACCGTCGTGCTCTCGTGATCCGCCAGCAGGGCCGTGTACTGGCGCTGAATCGCTACCGGCGTCAGCTTCACGAGCGGCACCCGCGCCAGCGCGCCGAAGTGATGCCGCAAGATCACGGCATACGTAATCACGGATTGCGGCTCCAAACGCGAGCGGTGGTGCGCCAGCCAGCCCGTAGCAAATTCATGGAACGTTTGCTCACCACTGGTGGAGCCGTGCAATCCGGCTTCGACCTCGCGCCGCAACGCGCGGAGCTTGCTCTGCACTTCACGTTGCGTCGGACCATAGACCGACTTGCGCCGTCCGTCCGGCATGGTCAACTTGCCCTGCCAGCGGTTGCGGGTGGTGTCATGGTAGATGTTGCCCTCGCCTTTGGCGCGCTTGCTCATGATGACAGTCCGTCAATAAACCGTTGCAACGCCTCGCGCGCCACCATACGCCGCCGTCCCAGCTTGACGCTATGCAGCATCGGCTTGCCGGTTGATGGATCAAGGCGCTGCATCAGTTCCCCCAGAAACGACTGGCTGATGTTGAGCAGCCACGCCGCTTCACCGGTCGTCAAGAGCAATTTCGAGTTGATCGTGTCGAGATCGATCACGGTGGCTGGACGCTTGCTCACGTTCTGCCTCCTTGCCGCTGCGGATGATGCCGCGCGTCATTCGCTTCGGCCTGCGCTTGCTGTGCCGCCGTCATCTCCGGTGGCGGCTCCTTGCCGTCAACCGCCTGGCTGACGCGCCCCAGGTGACGTTCCGCGCACGTGAGCCACGCCGCCCAGGCGGACTCCGCCAGCAGCTTGCGATAGGCGCGCATCTCCGGCGTCAGGCGGTGATTGCCGAGATATTGGTGATTGACGCCCGCCGGTGGCAGCGGCAGCCCTTCGGCATGATAGATCCGCTCGCCAGCGATGGTGACGAGACCCATGGGCAGCACGGCCATGTTACATATCCTCCTGTTCAATCCGTACATCCAGTGCGGGATAGCCGGGCGTGGTCTGTATGGATACCGTCAAAGCCGTGACGGCGGTGGCGGGAATGTCCAGCGCCCACAGCACGAGCCAGCCGAGCGCCGCCGGATGCGGGATCAGCGGATCGGGCGTTGTCAGGGTGAGCGTGATGACGAGTGCTCGCATGGTTGGGAGTGGCGGTAGTGCCGTATCGAGTTGCGCCAGCGCCTCACGGCATCGCTGGCGGTATCCCAGCGGCCAGGTGACGCGCCAGCCCGACCGGGTGCGCGCGACTGGCGCGGGCAGGATATTTGACCAGAACAACAGGCGCCGGTGGCGCCGCGTGACTGGCCGTGGCGCGCGAGGTGGGGCCAGATCCGCCGCCAGCGCGGCATCAAGATGATCAATGGCCTCCGCCTCTTCCCAGGCTGTCGCGGCGACGCGGTGCATCTCCGTGAGAAAATCGCGCTCTTCCATCACGCCACCTCCCGCCGGTGCCGGTGTGTTCGTGCCGGATGGGTCGCCGCCAGTGCCGCTAGCACCTGATCCATCTGCTGACGCAAGACGACGGCGTCACTGCGGGCGCCGTGACAGTGCAGGCGGATCAGCGTCAGATCGGCCACCAGCGTTGCCTGACCTGGCGCGTGCAAGAGCGGCACGGCTTCCTGATAGCAGGCTTCCGCCGCCGCATCGAGTGCCGCTACCGCCAGGCGTAAGAGCTGCTCGGCATGGCGCACCTGCTGTGCGGCTGTGCGCGGATGGATGGTCATGACTCGCCTCCTTCTCAGAATGGGAACATCTCTTTGCGCCAATCGCGGGACGGTGCCACGCGCGGCGGTCCTGGCGGGCTGGGAGCACTCTCTTGCTGAAGATACCAGCCCGCCACTAGACAGAGCAGTTCCGTCGCCTGCTCTTTGGGCGCGTCCATGATGAGCGCGATGACCGCATGCCGGTTGCCCGCGTCCAAGAGCGCGATGATCTGATTTTTCGCCGCTTCCAAGTCAAACATCGTCATGCCGTGTCACCGCCATCTTCATCGTTGGGCCATTGGATCGCGTCCAGCGGCAGGTTCAATGCTCGTGCGATGCGCAGACACGTGATTGTGCGTGGATGCCGCCGCTGGCCATGCAGCAATTTTCCGATCTGCTGGTCGCTCATGGCCGCGCGCACTGCCAGCTCGTGATTCGTCAGGTGCCGGTCCGCCAGGATGTCCAAGAGGCGCCGCGATGGGGGCACCGGCACGACCAGCGGCGCGAGGCAGCGCATCAGCATGCGATCCCGCCGCTCCGCCATGCACCGGCGTTGTGTCGCCAGCGTCTCTGCCAGCCAGGTGGCGCGCGTGACCGGATCGGCGTCAATTTGGACGGATGTGATGACATGGGTGGGCATCAGGGTGAGGTCACGCATCGCCCATCTCCTCTTTCCAGCAGTCGGGGCACAGCACGCGCCCTTTCTCGATGTACCAGCCGTCCTCACGGGCAATGACGATGAAGGCAGTCAGACGCACATCCGGCAGCGCCCTATTGGTACGCTTTTCGTCGTCGGCACCCCAGCAGGACCAGCGTGGCTCAGAGCCACAGACCTCGCAGCGCCAATAGTTGCTCTGTCTCATAAAAATTGTAGGCTGGACACCCATCCCCTTCAGGGGATAGGGAGGAAAGCCTACCCGCCATCAGGCGGACCTCCCTTTCTTGCTCTTGACTTGTGGATGTGGTATACTGTCCTTATGAACAAAAACATCACACGTACTATCTGCGTCAAACTTGACGTTGCCACACATGATGCCGTGTTGACCGCTACGATGAAAGCGTTTAACATGGCGACAGCGTGGATTGCGCGGGTGTGCTGGGATGAAGGGATTACCAATACCAACACTGCGCATCATCGTGTGTATGGTGAAACTCGCGAACGCTTTGGTCTGTCGGCACAATTGGCGGTCAATGCCCGCGCCAAGGCCGTTGAGGCAGTCAAATCGGTCAAGGCCAAAAAGCGGGAAACGTGTCCGGTGTTTGGGCCGCGTGGCAGTATCCGCTATGATGCCCGCTCGTTCAGCTTCAAGCCAATGGATGACGTGTCGCTGTTGACCGTGGATGGGCGCATAATCTGCCGGATGGTGCAAGGTGCCCGCCAGCACACGATGTTGATTGATCCTGTCTGGGAAACCGGTGGGGCCGATCTGGTGTGGCGGCGCGGCGTGTATTACCTGCATGTCACCCAAACTCGCAAAGCTCCTGATGTTGACGAGACGGGCGGCGTCATCGGCGTGGATTTGGGCATCGTGAATGTCGCGGTAGACAGCGATGGGCAGATATTCACTGGCGAGCAGATCCGCAAGGTTCGCAAGCACTACAAAGCACAACGAGAAGGCTTGCAGAAAGTCGGCACGAAGCCAGCCAAACGCAAGGCCAAACGGATCTCTGGCAGGGAAGCACGCTTCCAAACCGACACGAATCACTGTATCAGCAAAGCCTTGGTCGCCATGGCCGTCACCGCACGCAAGGCACTGGCTCTGGAAGATCTCACTGGGATCAGGAGCCGGATGACGGTTCGACGTGCGCAACGGTACGAACAGCACTCCTGGGCCTTCTATCAATTGCGCACCTTCATCGCGTACAAGGCCGACAATGTGGGCGTGCGAGTGACACTGGTTGATCCACGCAACACGAGCCGGACCTGTCCTGAATGTGGGCATTGTGAGAAGGCCAACCGTCGTTCTCAATCCGAGTTCCTTTGCCAGATGTGCGGCTATGCCGCCAATGCCGATGTTGTCGGTGCGAGGAATATCCAAACGGTTGCAGTCAATCAACCGATGGTCGCGGGCTTCGGCCCAGTGACAAGCTCATCCCCTTTAGGGGATTGAGTTGTTGACAGACCTGCCAGCCCTCCGCCGGCCAGACACGCACGACGACCCAGCGGCGCGCGTCGTGGATGGAGAGCATACGGGCGCGGGCATCAAGCAGTCGCATCGGCGTCTCCTCGCATCCGGTCATCATGCCGCACGGTGGTGAGCGTGCCATTCGCGATGATGGGGTACCAATCCGAGCGGACGCCGTTGTACACATCGTCGCGCACGTGGATCATGCGCGTCGTGCAGTGTGCGCACCAGGGCGCGTCAACCGGTGCCCAGTTCCACCGGCAGATGCCACAGACGTGATGGCCGGTGGGACGGCGTGTGACGGTGGCGGAGATCACTACAGGCAGCGGGGCCGGATCTGAGATGGTGGGGGTCCGGTTCTCCGCTTCGCTGGCGGGTGCCACCGGAGCCGCGAGCCAGTCCGTCACGGCGGCGCCCCAGGTCAAGAGACGCGCCAGGCTACGCGCCATGAGCCGTTTCATGCCGTGCCTCCTCATTGAATTGCGCAAAGAACCTCGTCGCATCCTGGAAGTCGCAGCGTGCCCGCGCCGCCGCCTGGCGATCCTCGTCACGGTCCCCGACCATAAGCGTGCGCGCGGGGGGCACGTGGAATGTGTTCATGGCGTGATAGAGCATGCCTGGTCCGGGCTTGCGGTTGACGCTCTCGCTGCGATAGGTCGCGATGGTCGCCTTGGGATGTGTAAAGTTGCTGTAGACCGTCCAGATCTTGGCTTCATATGCGGCGGATTCCACCGCACTTCTCATGGCCTCATGGGGATATATGCCGAATGCGACGCCGCCCTGATTGGTCGCGATAGCCATCTCGATGCCCGCGCCGCGCAGCGCAGCGATGACCGCCAGGCGTCCCGGCAGCCATTGCCAGTCATCGGCATGGCGGCGGAATTGGTCCCCGCTCTTGGTCGTGACCAGCGTGCCATCGAGATCAAAGATGATCAGCCGGTAGGTCACGCGCACCAGCGTGGCAACGTCCGGTGATTTCACGCGCCACCTCCCGTCTGGCGCTGTTCGGCGCGGCGCCGGATCTCGCGCTTGATCGCTTCTAGGCGCTCGCAGGCGTCCTCATCCTCATGGCGGGCACGGCTGTACGCCTCTATCGCGTCCCGTCGCACTCTGGCGGCGGTGGCGACGCGCTGGACAGCGGCGATATGGCACTGGTTCAGCGCGTCATCGGAGAGCATGCGGAAGTCGGTGGTCATGCCTGGGCCTCCCTTTCCGCCAGGATTGCGCGCAACAGATCCGCCAGCCACGCCGACCGGCTATTATTCGCCGGGGTATCGCCAGGGCCAATCGGGTAGACGGCTTGCTCGCGCGCGCTCATGGCATCTTGCGTGACCGTTGTGGCGCCCGCATCTTCCGCGATGCCCGCCAGGCAGCCACAGCGCGTGCCATCCATGCGAACTGAATGGTAATCAGTACCGGTGAAAAGCCCCCTCTCGACAGCGGCAAGCTCGGCTTGTGTGACGGTGAGAGGATACCCCGCTAGGAAGGTGCGGATGTCGGCGGCGGCTTCGGTGAGATTAACGGGCTGTAGTGCCCGCAGTGACAATCGATCCGCGATGTTGAGCATGGCGCCGGTGAGATCCGCGCCGCTAAGATCCGCGCCGCTAAGATCCGCGCCGCTAAGGATGGCATAACTGAGGGTGGCACGACTGAGGTATGCGTAGCTGAGGTTGGCGTAGCTGAGGTTGGCGTCGGTGAGGTATGCGTCGGTGAGGGTGGCGCGGGTGAGGGTGGCGCGGGTGAGGTCCGCGTCGGTGAGGTATGCGCCAGTGAGGTCCGCGCCGGTGAGGGTGGCGCGGGTGAGGGTGGCGCGGGTGAGGTATGCGCCAGTGAGGTCCGCGCCGGTGAGGTATGCGTCGGTGA